GTCGCCGGTCAGCAACAACCGTCCCGCCGCGCCCTCGACCAGCAGGACGCAGGAGCGATCGTTGTCGTTTGCCGCCGGCGCATCGCCGAGTGCGGCCGGCAGCGGGCCGAGCACGCGGAATCCGACGTCATCCCAGCGCCAGGCCTGCCCCGCGCGGCACTGCGCGGCGGATATCGGCAAGCGCTGCGGCTCGCCCGTATAGCGCTGCGCTTCCGGATACGCCTTCGCGACCGCTGGCGCGCCGCCGGCGTGATCGTTGTCGCCATGACTCACCATCAAGACGACACTTTTGCGCGCTTCTGGCAGAGTGAGGCGGCGCGCGACTTTCCGGTTACCGCGCGCTGTCGCACTGCCTAACGTTTTGGATTCTGCCTAACACTCGGCATGTCGACCGGCGTCGCTGCGACCAGTTTCGCACGGTAGTGACGGCGTGTGACCTTGCTGTCGACATGGCCTAGAAGCTCCTGCGCGCTGCCCAGGTCAACGCTGTCGCTGCCGGCCTTCCGTCGTAGGTCGTGAAAGTGCAAATCGACGAGCCCCGCACGCTTCGCGATCCTGCGCGTAGCAGCCTGCAGACCACTCGATTTATATGCGATGCCGTCACGCGCGAGGAACAACGGTTGCGCGCCGATGCGACTGCGCGCGGCCTCTTTCCATAACGCGCGAAGTTCGTCTGTCCAGGCGATCAGGTGCGCCTCGCCGGTTTTCTGCATTGTGTATGCGATGCCTTCGTCGGTCGCCGCAGTTAACCGCAATCCGATCACGTCGGCCTGTCGCATGCCAGTGAGGTAGGCGAACGAAAATAGGTTTCGCATGCGGGGACTCGCCGCAGCCAACAAGGCGTGCAATTCTTCGTCGGTGACGTAGCGCTTGCGCGGCTTTTCTGGATTTCGAAACCGCATGCCACCGGCGGGGTTCTGGCCGTTGAACACGCCGGATCGTCCGAGATGCGCGTACACGGCTGACAGTAATCCGCGCTCGCGGTTGCCGGCATAATTGCCTCGCTTGACAACGTACGCGTACACATGGGCGCGCGTGACGTCTTCGATCGAGACGTGCCCGAACACGGGCAGCAGGTGCCGCGCGTTCTGCGCGTAGCCGGCGAGCGTGATCTTGCTAAGGCGTTGGGCAGAGACCGTGAGGTAGTGCGCAATCGCCTCGCCGACGGTCCACGCCCTCGGCTTCGCGCCGCCCTCAATCTCGGCCCATTTCCGCAGAGCGTCGCCATAGTCGGCAGAGAGCTTCGTCCACTTCACCTTTCCGCCCGACCGCGCGACGTAGTAGTACGCGCCGTGATCGAAATATAGGCGCTTGTGGATCCTGCGGCTCACGTCATGCCACCTTGATCGCGTCGAAGTTGGGTTCCGACCGCTTTTTCTGCGGTCGATCCTTATACGTCAGCACGGCCGCGCGCTCAACAAGGGGGCGGCCAGCGAACGACGGCCGGAACGGAATTCCCATCTTCGCCAGGCGCTCGCACTGGGTGTCCCGGCGCTTGCAGTCCGTGATTTCGGCGACTTCATCGGGGGTGAGGTACATGCTCATGACGTGCTCGATTGGTCAGTCGCGGCGGCCCACCGCAGCAGCTTGTCGGCCTCTTTCGTGAGTTCTTCGGGCGTCGCCTTAGGCATCCGCTGCGCCACGATTTCGAGCGCGCGCATTCGGTGGCCAAAAAACACCATGTGCCACGTCGCAATGTCCTGGGGCGTCATTCCGGCACCGCTTTGACCAGCCGGATCGCGGCATGCCGGCGGCGGTGCTGCTCACCAGTGATCCGGTTCAGTAGACGCTCGCTCGCCTTGAGCGACGAGCGCTGCTCGTCGACCAGGGTCGCGCAGCCAGCGCGCATGCGTTCAAGCGTGTCGCTAGGCACGCCGTCGAACTCGCGTGACGTAGCCTCGCGCGAGCGGTTGCGGCGCGCGAGCGTGGCGGCGCGGCGGACTGCCTTAGCGACCATTGGCCCTCCGCGCAGCCTTGCCCAGTTCATAGCCGATCCTCAAGGCTGACAGATCGAGCTTTGCCCAATGTTTATCCGGCTGCTGTCCTACCCACGCGTTGAACTCTGCATCGTCGTTTTGCCAAAGACACCGTTGCAGTTCTTCGATCGCAGGCAGCACGCGGCCAATGGCATCGCCCGCGTTGGCGTTGGCTGCGCCGTTGGCCTTTTCCTCGTGCTGTGCGCGGAGTTCGGCATAAAGCGCAGCAGGAATCGCGAGCCGCGGCCCGCACGTCTGGCACGCGCCGCTCCAACTCGGTTCGCCGTTGTCCTGCGCGATTGCATCGTCGATCGTAATTTCGACGCGGCACGGCTTGCCCACTTTTTCGCAGCACTCACAGATTAGTTCGTGAGTCGTTTTCATTGTCGGTCCTGTGTCAAAACGGAATGTCTTCGTCCCACGCGTCGCAGCCGTTGTGCCGCTCGGTTTGAGGTACGTCTGCGCGCCATTGGCCGCAGTAGCCATTGTTGAAATGTGAGCACTCGCTGCAGACCCGGCGAATCGACATCGCTTCGACCTGGGCGGCCAGTTGGTCGGCGAAGTCGCGGCGTTCCGCCGTCGCGCCAAGCTGGTCCGCGAGCTTTCGAATAAGCGCGGCCGTCCGATCACGCTGCGCGGGATTCATCAAATGCATAGTCGATAACCTCGGGGTACTTGCCGGATTCGGATACAAGGATTTGCACCGGCTTGCGCAGCCGGTCTTTTGCGAGCATCGCGTCAGCGACGGTGCGCGGCGTCAGGCCCACGCGGTCGTGCAGCATCCACCACCCCATCGCTCGGGCGCGCGCCTCGCCGCCGTGCTCTAGGTGCACCCACACATAGAAGGTCCGCATGCCGGTGAAATACGCGACCTTGAACGTGTCCGGCCGCCCCTTTTTCTTGTGCACCGAGTAGTCGACAGAGACGACGTTGTAGATCGTCGGCCGAACCGGCTCGATTTCGTCCGACATGATCGGCGCATCGCTGGCCGTCGCGTTGTGCTTCGCGCTTTCCTCGGCAATCGGGAACTCGTGTCCGCATGCGCAGGTTCGCGTCTGCACCGGAACATAGGTGTTGCACTCCGGGCACTGGCGCAGCGTCGCCTCGCCCTTCGCCTTGTCGCCTGGGCGCTTCGGCCCGACGATGGCGTCGACCGGGCCAAGCCGCTCGACGTTGTCGGTGAAGTCGAGCACTAGGCAGTCAGCCTTGCCGGGGAACAAGCGCATCCCGCGACCGACCTGTTGGTAGTACAGCGCGGCCGACTGTGTGCGGCGCATCAGCACGACGGCATCGATATGCGGTGCGTCGAAGCCTTCCGATAGGATGTTGACGTTGACCAGGGCGCGTAGCTCGCGGTTCTGGAACTTCGCGATGCGCTCGCGGCGCAGGCCCGTCGCCGTCTTGTCCGTGATCGACGCCGCAGCGATCCCGCGCTCTATCAGCTTCGCCGTGACCGACTCTGCGTGCTCGGCGCCAGCGGCGAAGACGATCCATGCGTGGCGGTCCGCGCAGCGTTCGACCATTTCGTCGCACGCCGCATTGACGATCGCCTCGACGTTCGAAGCCTGCTGCAACTCGGCCTGCACGTAATCTCCGTTGCGGATGTGCATGCCGTCCATGTCCGCGCGCGCGTTGCCGGCCTTGCTGGTGAGCCGGCACAGATAGCCCTCGCGCACGAGGTCGCCGATCCGGGCCTCGTAAACCTTGTGCGTCAGGATGTAGTCGCTATCGACGATTGGGCCACCGCCGAGGCGGTAGTCCGTCGCCGTCAGACCGACGATGCGCAGGCGCGGATTGATCGCCAAGCACGCATTGATGAACATTCGATACAGCCCCTCGTCCTTGAGCGGGATGCGGTGCGCCTCGTCGATCAGTAGCAAGTCGAACCATCCGAGCGTGGCTGCGCGTTTGGCGACGGACTGGATGCTCGCGAAGATGATCGGATTGAATCGGTCGCGCCGGTTCAGGCTCGCGGCATAGATCCCAGCCGGCGCTTCCGGCCACTGGGTTTTGAGCTTGTCGTAGTTCTGCCCGACCAGCTCTTGCACGTGCGCGAGGATGCAGATGCGTGTGCCAGGCCACTGCGTCAACGCGTCCTCGCAAAGCGTCGCGATCACGATCGACTTGCCGCCGCCGGTCGGAATCACGATGCACGGATTCCCCTCGCGGTACTGCAGGAAATTCCACGTCGCGGTGACGGCCGCGGACTGGTAGGGGCGCGGGGTGCGTCTCATGCCTGTTCTTCCATGTTTTCAGCGTTGTCGCTCTCGTTCGATCCGTCGCAGCAGCGCTCGCCGCCGTTGCCGAAGCAATCGGCGTGCGCCGGCCCGCCGCGGTCGCCGTAGTCGTCCTCGCCGCAACGCCGGCACACGTAGTAGGTTTGGCTGTACGTGCAGCCGCGCGGGCACTGGCGCCCGCCAGCGCTCTCCCACGCGTGACCGTGCTTCTCGCAGGTGAACTGCTCGCAGTTCTGCTCGGCGTCTTTCACGAGCGCTGCAAGGCTATCGATGCTCATGCCGCTTTCGCCTCGCCGATCGGGAACAGCCGCGACCCGTCGACGCGCGCGAAGCGAGCGACCCACGCCGTCAAAGAATTGCGCGCGCCCGCGTCGCTCGCGTAGTGGTGCGAAATGCCGGCGACCATTTCCTTGATCGTGCAGCCGGGGTTCCGCTGCACGAACTCGCGCGCGGCGTCGATCGTTCGGGAAAACGGCGTCGAGTAGCCGCCCCGTCTCGCCTGCATGCCAGCCGTCGCGCGTTTCATGTCGGGGTGAAGGCCGGCGATCAGGTCCGCGGCGCGCGCGAACCGGTGCAGCGGCGCAGCCATCGAGCCGTACCGTTGCCGGCCGCCGGTCGCGCTCCAAAAATAGGCGCCGGTCGCCGGCTGTACGTCGTCCACATACGGGACGAACACGCGCCTGCCGTCGCGCCATTCCTCGGAGCGGCGCACCACCATGATGCCGATGCCGCGCGTTTCGCAGACCCACCGCACCGTGTCGCCCGGATCGACCGGCGTCGCGATCCAGATGTAATGCGCTTTCCCGATCCACCGCGCGGCTTGATCGAGCACGGTCATCGTCGCTGAGGTTTTCGCCTCGACGATGGTTAATCGCCTGCCGAACACCGCGGCGATGTCGGCGCGACCGCTGACGTGCTGGAACTGCGCCTCGGGGTAGCAATCCCATCCGCGCTCTTGCAGCCACGCCATTGCGGCCGCGGCGACGTCGGTTTCGGACCAGGGGGCGCGCTTCATTCTGCCACCTTCGCGAACGCTTTCTCGCGTACCCACTCTTCCGCCTCGGCTGGCGGGCCGAGTTCACCCGTGAGGCGGCGGCGCATGTTCATGCAGCCGGCTTGTCGCCATGAGATTTCCACCGCGCCTGCTGCGACGGCTAGGGCGCGCTTACTCAGCGCGATGTCGTAATGGCTCCCGCCGGTACGCTCGGGGGACTGCCACCAACGACGCGCCACGCCGATCGTGTCGGCCATGGCGTGCAACTCGTCGTCGGTGTCCGCGAGCATGTGACACATGACCATGCGACCGAACGACGCGCGCATACTGTCGACGTAGACCGTCATGCCGACCGACCTCCGAACCTGCGCGCGGCGACGATGACCGTGTTCCATAGCCCCGCGCATTCCTGCTCCCACGTAATGCCGAATACCGCTTCGTCTTGCGAGTCGTAGAGCAGTTCGAGCATCGCTTCGGTCGGCTCGATCGGAACAAGCGCGTAGGCCTCGGGGGCCTTCGCCCGCGCAATGTGCTCAAGCACCTGTTTCTCGACGTCGATCAACCTGGGGCGTTCTGCAGCGCACTCGCCATGCATAGCGATATCGAACTCGCGTGCCGCGCGCAGAACGCTCTCTGCGCCGATCCAGTGGCCGTGCTGCGGGCACGCGCACTCCGCATCGCTGGCCGGCTTCCAGTCGAGGAACACGCCCATGCACATCGGGCGATCGGCATCGCTGCCGATGTGGTGTAGATCGGCGTCCGTCCAATCGAACGCGCCGCCCGCGTCAGCGACGCCCAGGCGCCAGCCTTCGAGTGTCGCCAGAGCTAGCGCGTGCTCGTGCTCCGTCTTCGCGTTGTTGCACGCCGCGATCAGTTCGCGGGAGCGTTTTATGAGGGCCGAAGTCATGCCGCGGCCCTCCCTAGCTGATTCGCCACTCCGAACACGAGGTACATGCAGTCGACGGGGCTGTTGTGCCCGCGCCCAGTGCGCTCAGCCAGCTCGAACCGTGGCCTTCCGGGGAAGAATCGACCTCGCGCACCGAGTGCTAGTGCACGATGGAACCAACGCACGTTCGTTCGTGCCGGCACGAGGAATACGGCGAGTTCGGCGCACGGCGCCTGCTCGACGAATGGGAGGATGTTGGACCACGGCGGGTTACAGAACACGCGGTGCCCACTCCAGTTGATCGGACGCTCCGCAGTCGACGCTAGCGGCAACAACCCGTTGCCTGGCTCGCTGGCGCCGTCGAGGGTGAACCCAAATTCCGCGTGAAGGGCGTCGAATAGGACACGCGGGGTGCGCCAGTTCTGCGGGCGACTACCGATGCCGCCGCGGCCGTACCAGTCCACGTAATGGTCGTTCATGCGTCGCACCCCGGTCCTACCGTCTCGCCGCCGTCCGCGGCGTTGGTGAAGCGCCGCCAGTCAATCCATCCTTGCTCGGGGCAATGGAAGCCCCAATTGCGCGTCTTGAATCCGGTCACGAACAGGGTCCAGCACATTCCGTCGTGCAGCTCGATGCGGTGCGCGCTGGCGGCGCAACGCATCACGAGGTCGCCAGCCTTGCGGATCACGCGGCGATGAATTCCGCCGGCGTCGATCGTGTGTTCGGTGTATTCGCCTTCGAGCAGGACCGACAGGTTCGCCCACGGATGATCGTGCAGCGCGCGGTCATCGTCGCTGCGCCAGAACTCGTGCACGTAGACGTTGGGCAAGCCGAGGGCCACGACGAACTTCTGCCAGCGTGTGCGTTCGGCGCGCGGGATCGCGACGTATGCACGCCAGGGCGTCACCCACCATCGTTTCATATAGGGGTTGTCGCGACCGCCGATGACCTGATCGGGGTCTCGCGCGGCCGTGACGCGAAAATGCGCCCAATTCGACAGCCGCAACAGCAGCCAGGTAGGGAGGCGGATCATGCTCGATCCTCCGGGCGGCTCAGTCCGAAGATCGACGACAGCCGCGTCTGCAGGTTGCCGACCTCGCCGGCGAGCAGGGCAAGGCGCGCTTGCAGCTCCGCGTTCGCGGATTCGTGCTGCACCATGTCGTGCTGCTCGAACACAACATCGAAGGTCTGGAACTTCCGCAGCGCCAGGTCTTCAGTCAGCACGAAGCCGATGCGATCGTCGAACTCGAGTCCGAGCGCGAACGCCTGCATGCCGGCGCCGAGGTGTTCGCGGACGTCGTCGCCTTCAAGGTCGACGCGACGGCCGGACCACTTACCGCCGCCTTCGGCCGGATCGCGCAGCTCGCACTCGCTGCCGAGGCCGAAGCCGTCCGGCAACGGCTGATCGGAAACGAGCCAGTCGGTCAGGATCGCGCGCGGCGATTCCTGCGGCGCCATCGGCTGCGCGGGGAACCGGCCCAGGGCTTCGCGAATCTGCGCGACGACGTCATCCGCGATCCGGCGCGAGGCTGTGTCGATCACGAGCCAGCCGGCTGCGATGTCGACATAGGCGCGCGTGAACCTGTGTTCGATGAAGGCGCGCGGCATCAGGTCGGTGATGACCTCTTCGCGCAGCCGCTTTCGTTCCTTGGAGCCGACGCGGCGGCCCTCGGTCTCGGTGATCTTGGTGAGGCGTTCCTGCAGCGCGCGGTTCACTACCGACGCGGGCAAAAGGCGCTCCCGGGTGCCGATCGCGAAGAGCAAGTATTGCCCCACGTGCATCACGACGTCGTCGCTGATGACGGGGACGAACCCGCGCGTCGCCAGATCCATCGGGCCAGGCTCGCGCAGCATCAGGGTCGGCTCTACTTCGAGTGTGTGCGCGAGCCCGGCGAGCGCATCAGCGCAGGACGGCGGGAAACGAAACATCGTGAGGTTGCGGAACATGGGGACTCCGAATTAAGGGCCTGACCGGCGGACCGGTCAGGCCGAGATGACTTCAATCGCTTAGCTGTCGCCTACTTCGCCGGAGCGCCGTTGCCCTGGAAGTAGTAGTGCTGCGGCTTATCCGTGAGATTGGCGATTACGTAGAACTGGCCGTGCACCTGCTCGATGTGCCAGGGCTGCTGCCCCTGCACACCCAGCTTTAGGGCGCCTGCGCCCGCGGTTGGAATGACCCGCTTGATCGTCGTGCGGATGTCGTTCCAGTCCGGGGTTTCCGGCGTCGACGTGACAGCGACGGCCATGTCGCCCGAACTGTTCGCGGAAGCGAAGGAAAGCGTGTAGCCGTCCTTGCCGCCGTTGCGCGCACGGACCGCGTCCACAGCATCGATCTTGATCGCGATCGCCTCGCCCGGATTCAGCGAGAACACCGACGTCGCCGCGCCGTGCTCGCCGAGATTGACGCCGACCAGGTCCTTGAAGCCGGGATTGGTGACGGTATGCGCCGGGCCGATGCGGCCGTCGATAAAGGCGGCGATCGAGAGCGCGGACAAGATTTTCAACTTCGTGCCATTCATAGGGGAAAGCCTCTTGTGGGTTGCCGCGTAACCGACCCGGCGACGGTGGCCGCGAGCTACGCGGCTCGCTGACCCATGTAGGAAAATCGGTCGATGTAGTGCTGTTCGGTCAGCTTGTTGTTGTGCTCGCACCACCCGCGCCCGTACGCATGCGGGAACGAGTAGCCGTAGCATTTGCAAACGTTTTTCTTCGTCTCGATCCGCTGTCTGTATTTGTCGACGCGCAGTCCGGGGCGCGGTCCGCAGCGGTCGGTTTTCTTGTGGTTCTGTCGCTGCCCGCACGGACACGGACTGAGGCAGGATTTGCACCGTGGTGGCCGCAGGTAGTCGTCGGGATGCATTGCGAGGGTCTGGCGCGCCTCGCACGCCTTGCGACGGCAACGGCACCGAAACGCTCTCATGCAGCGCGCGCCTCCTGTAGCTCGTTGACGTAGGTTTTAAAGTCGTCAGCGATATCGCGCGGCTTCGCGCGTCGCGTATAAGTGCCGAGCAGGCTGGCGTTCGGATCGCGCAACATCGTCTGCGCGGTCATTGACTCGACGTCGATCGCGAAAACGGCGCCGCGCTTCACGAAAACGTGCACGGTGCCGCAGCGACCGCGCGTGTGCAGAATGCGCTCGCGCACGCCATTGCTCAGCGCGGTAACCTTGTCGGATATATCGCCGATGGGTTTGCACATGCCCTCGGTGTTTTGCTTTCGGTGACTCATCGGCGCGTTTTCCTTTGGTGCCATTCGGGTTCTGATCTGCTGTCGCGACGCGGCGCGAAATACGCGCTGTCGTAGTTGCGCCAAGGATGGGTGCGTTTCTGCGGCGCCGGCTTTGCGCCGGGTTTCGGTACTGTTCTCATGCGCTGCTCGCTTCGACGTGGCGCGCGTTGAAGTGCTGGCGCAGCGCTGCGGTTTCGGGGTCGCCGATCAACGAGGGTTGAATCACTCGCAGCTCGTCCGACGTGTAGGCGTTCGGCCCTGCCCCGCCGTTGCGGAACGTGCGGCCGTCTTTCATCTGGTATTCGATCCAGTTGGCTTGCGGGTCCGCGTCGACCGCTTCGCCGAACTTCACGAGCGCGGGGACGTAGCGATGACCCGCGCAACCGGCACGCTGCTCCGCCGGCGTCAGATCCTTGTTGCGCAGCGCGCAGGACCAGCGGCCGGTGGCCGTGTTCATTTCCGGCGTTGCGTGCGCGCAGGTCCGACAGTTGACCGCCGGCATTGCAGAGCCGTGGCAAATCCACTGCGCGGGGCACCACTTGCAGAGATACAGCTCAGCCTTGTCGCTGATCCGCGTCAGCGGGACTTTTGCCGTGATGACGCGCTCCGCCTTTTCGCGCAGCAGGTTCGCGAAGTGCAGGTCCGAATCGGTCCGAACGCCGACCCACGCGCGCGCACCGCACGTCGAGCCAGTCAGGTAGTGGCGCGGCGCCTCGGCGTACGCCATGTACATGATCGCTTGCGCGTAATAAACGGCGTCCCACTTTTTCAGCGCCGTCTTTTCGTCTTCCGTCTTGAGCTTCACCAGCTCGCGATGCGTTGCCTCGTCCGTGCACTTCGCTTCCCACACGTGTAGGGCTTTCGGCGCCTGCAGAAGGCCGGTAACCAGGCCATCCGAATGCCCACGAAAGTGCCCGCCGAGGTCGACGTATTCGAACTGGTGGCCGGTGCGCGGGTCGATCGTCATCAAGTGCACGCCAGGCACGAGGCGCAAGCGCGCAGCCATGACGTCTTCACTGCGGTGGCCGTCTTCGAAGCGCCATAGCTCCGTCGTGGTGAAGACCTCGCGCACGACCCACCGGAACGAATACCAAAGCCATCGCTCGCACGGCTGCCCGATCGCCGACATGCCAAGGTAGGTGCGCACGTTCTTCGCCGCGGCTTGCGCCTCGACGATGTCGCGCACCGCATCCAGCGTCGGGTCAGCGATCGGGCGAGCCGGCAAGAGGGCCATTACTGCGCGCCGTCCTTGTCGTCGTCGGTGGCTTCGAGGCCAGGGACTTCGACCTTGACGCCCTTGCCGATCAGATCGACCAGCTCGTTTTGGCCCGCGACGTCGACTGTCAGCGAAGACGCTGCGACGTGGCGAAGCGCTGCGTTGCGGCTCGCCGCATTGACCAGCCGCGGCGTTTCGGCGCCGGGCTTTTTCGGTCGAACAACGTAGATACGTGTGGTGCTCATCAGGTGCTCCGGTAGCGAAGGGATGCAGCGGCGACCGGACGGCCGCCGCTATGTAGCGATGGGTCAGGCCGCGGCGTTCTGCTGCGCACCTCCGCCGGCCCAAGTCGGCTTTGCGGGCGCGGCCGCGTTGTTGCCGCCAGTAGCGCCACCAGCGAGCGGCAGGGCGCCGTTGGTGCCGGCGGGAACAATCGTCGCCATCGTTGGCGGCGCGCCGTCGAGGCGCTTGTATGCGGCAACCTCGTTGCTGTCCTTGCGGTTGCCGGTGGGCTTCGACACCGCGTCATAGTCGGCGGGGACGAACTCAACGCGGATCAGGTGCGGTCGGTTGTGCAGAACGGCCGAGTCCGAAATGAGGCCGGTCTCATTCACAGCGGCGCAGATCGCCGACAGATCGCGATTCGCAATCTCGACGGCCTTCGTCGACTGGTTGACGAGGTTGAGGCGCGACCAGACCATGCGGCCCTTCATCGGCCCATCGATGATCTGATAGGTCAGTTCGAGATACTGGCCCTTGCCGTTTTTCGTCGGCTTCATCTGCGAGTCGACGATCATTGCGGGGTATTCGCCACTCGGGAGCGGCTGCAAGTCGACCGATGGGGCGACTTCGTTCGGGTTGAAGTTCTGACCAAGAAAAGCCATGGGATTGCCTCGTGTGCTGTGTGCGGGTTGGGTTGCGGAGTTACGCCGCGGCCTGTTCGGTCGCGGGTGTTTCGGCCGCCGCGGGCGCGGCGGTGTTCTGTTGCGCGGGCGGCGGCGTCAGCGCCGCGACCAGCGCGTTCCAGTCGAGCGGGATCGTGTCGGGCATGCCGTAGCGGTTCTTCGCGACGTATGCCGGCTTCTCGACGACACGGAGCAAGCGGCGACCCGTTGCGACGCCGCGCGCGCGTCCGTCTTTGCTGAAACCGCCAGCGACCTTGTCCTTGTGCACGATGGTTTCGAATTGGGCGAAGCCGACGATGTCGGCCCACTCGTGCACGATTGCGCTGGCGGCTTTCTGCAGCTTGATCTGGTAGCGGTCGTACGCCTCGGTGTCCGGCGCGTCGAAGCGCTTGACCTCGCTGTGCGCGATGCAGATCACTGCCATGCCGGAATCGCGCAGCATGTCGAGTGCTTCGAGGAATTCGCTCCACGTCGCCGTCGCGTCGATGTAGCCCTTACCGAAGCCGGGCGCCTCGATATTTGCCCAGTCGTTTTTCTTGCAAACGTGTTCCCAAATCAGCGGTTCGAGCCAATCAAGCGAATCGAGCACGGCGGTGCCGAACTGATGGCCGCCGGCGGCGAGCAAGCGAACCGCGGCCAGTGCATCGGCGTAGTTGGTGAACTTCGGGAACGCGTCGACCTCGAGGCCGGACAAGCCGTCTTCGAACGGAAGGATGATCGGCGCGTACGCGTTTGCGCCGAGCGTCGTCTTGCCGATGCCGTGCGGACCGTGAATGACGACGCGCGGCGGCTTCGACGCGCGTGTCGTGCGGCTAATGGAAGCAAGGGAAATTGCCATGGGTGCGTGTGCTCCGGGTTGGGTGCGTGGGTGCAATGGCGATCAGGTCGCCGGCTGTTGCTCAGTGCGCGGCTGTCGTCGACAGCGGGCGCGGAATGGCCGCGGTGTTGTTCGAAACGCCCACCGCGGGCGGTGCACTCGTCGACGCGGAGGGATTTGCGTCACGAAGGCCGGTCGAACTCCGGGAGCACCCGCCGGGGGTGGCGGCGAGTGATTCGATGTTGTCCTGGGGTGAAATCGCGTAGGTGCCGGTACCGAGCGCACATGCGACAGCGACGACGCGAAACCAATGGCGAACGTCCATAGGGAATTCCTAGTGCGCGCGGAGCGCGAGACCGAACAGAAAACCGATGAAAGCGCCGAGGCCGAGAGTCGCCAGGCCGACACCGATTGTTTTGAGCGCGCTCACTGGGCCGCCTCCGCTCGCAGGCAGTTCAGGAGCACACGCGTGTCATCGGCGGCGCGCGCCGGGCTGACGTGACCGCTGCGAAAGCGCTCGCGTGCGTACCGGCACAACGCCTCGGTCTGGATCGGCGAGAGACCGGCAGAGACAGCGCGCAGACCAGCCATGGACACGACGGCGCGCTCGTGCGCGGCGCGCGCGACATGGGGCGGAACGATGGTGGCGAACCTCACGGCGCACCGCCTGCGAGTTCCGTCAGCGACGCACGGCTCTGATGCATCGTGTAGCCGGTGCGCTGCTCGACTTCGATGTATCGGGCGAGCAGCGCAGGGTTGTGACGCGCCGCGTTCTGAATATCCTTGCGGCTGCCCATGATGCAAAACATGCAACTCAGCCGATCGTTGCCAGCGGCGTACGCCCAGTGCGGCTGCTGCCCTGCCCTGCTGATCGTCGCGAACACCTCGTCACGTTGCATGCCATGGATCGGCAGCCATTCGTACCAAGTCGCCACGGAATTCGACTGCACATCGTTGCGCCGGAATGGCTCTTTCTTCGCCCGCCCGCCGCTCTCCTGGGCGCGCAGACCCATACAGGTCACGATGTCGCGAAAGCCGTGTTCTTTGGCGTAGCGACGTACCTCGCGCTGGATCGGGCCGCGCTTCAAGTCGCTTGTGCACTGCCGATTGGCAGCCGACGGCCAGCAAGGCGAGTTCGGGCCGGGGCGGACCGCGAAGCGGTGCTCGACCATTTCAAAGAACGTCTTGACTGCGTGCGCAACGATGAAGGGGATGCCCGCGGCTGCGGCTTGATCGCGCGCCAGTTCGAGTGCGCCCGGCCATTCGACGTCGCCCAGGGATGCGTGCACGACGACCAGCTGCGACAGCGGGACGCTGTCGAGCAACCGGATGAACATCGCTTGGCTGTCCTTGCCGCCGGAGTGATTCACGACGAAAAGCGCGCCTGACACGATCAGGCCGGCGACTTCGGCGGGAACGATCAAGGGCCTCATGCCTCACCGCCCGCGCGCAGCGCTTCCGGCTTGGCGTTGCGGTGCCCTTCCTCGTATTCGAAATACTTGGCACGCGATGTCACGCGGTCGAACGGGTTTGCATGCTTGCCGGCGCGGGCATGCTGCGCGCCCAAGTCATAGGCGTAGTTGTTGGCCTGCGTGATCTGCTGGCGCGTAGCGAAGCGGCTCATGCCTGCCTCCCGAGCACGCCGAGGATGTCGAGCGCTTCGCGCGCCGTTTGACGAATCTCGGCGAGGCGCTTGCGCAATTCCTCGCTCGAGAGCACTAAGACGTCGTTGGTGCTCGCGTCGACAATCTCGTCGAGCGCAGTGGCCGTCGCGGCGCGCGCGTTGAACGTTGCGGCGATCTGCCCCGTTACGATGTCAAGGCGGTCGTCCGTCGTGAAAATGACCAGCTCAGCGCGACGGCCGATCACGCTGGCTCCCGAGTCCTGCATGTGCAGACGAGGCACGTCGGGCGTGACGTGCTGCAAGAGCGTGAGGCGCGCGCTCATCACCGCACCGTCGCGCAGTTGAGCGAGAGCGTGGTCGACCCTTGATCTATCGCGAGGCTAACCAGCTGGCAGTCGCTGTACACCGTGTCGCCAGCTTCGGACATCAGCGTTGCCGTCCACGCCCGATCACTGATGTTCTGCATCGACTGACCCGCGCGCTTGCTGAGCGAGGGAACGCCGCCGACTGGAAGCGCGTCGGTGCAGGTATGCGCGAGCACCGCGTCAGTCATGACGGTGCCGGCGGGCCATTGCCGAAGGAGATTGATTTCGCAGCGGTACGAAAGCTGCACGCCGGAATGCGCGATAAAGATCAGGTCGGCCGGCGTGTCGACAGCGGGGCTCGCCTTGACGCAACCGGCGGCCGTGAACACCGCGAGCAGGAGGCAAGCCGTGCGCGCGATGAGACTGGCGATCGGCTTTCGATTGCCCTTCGCCGCCTCCGCTTCCGCGTCGATCAGGACCTTAGCCACCCGCTCCGCGCCGCAGTCGCGCAGTAGCGAATTAATCGCGAAACGGGCAAGCAGCGAGAAGTCGCCGTCACCGTTGCGCGCCGTGCCGAGCGGAAGAGAGCACAGCTTCTTTCCGCTGATCGCGTGAGTGACGACAGCTGGAAGCGCCGGGTTGTGCGGGTTCGCCGTGACGACAAACTGAAACGTCCGGCCTTCGATCTGGTGCGAGAACCGGCCGAACTGGCGAACCCGCAGAGTTCCGCCGTGAGCTTTGATGGGGAAGGTTTTGCGTTGCGCCTTCGCGGAGATACCACGCGGCTGATCAACCGGAGAAGCGAGTGCGTGTGCGGACATGGGTGCGTGCTCCAGGCCGCCGGGTTGGCGACCGTGGAGCTAGTAAACACCATGTTTATCCTGTTGTCAACATCATGTTTATTTCGGTTCTTAGACGCGGCGGAATTTTGTTGCCGCCTCCCGTCGGGTTAGGCCGCGAGTAGGCTACATTTCCGCAGCCGCACGGAGCGGTACACAGGGAGTTCACCATGAAAAAGATTCTGCTCGTCGCGCTCGCATTCGCCCTGCCCGCATGCACGTCCGTGAGGGTCTCTCAGAACTTAGCGTCTGGCGCTACTGGTTGCGCGCCCGAGGCGATCGTGATCGCGAATGAAGATGTCGACAATGGCGTGCACACGTTCCGCGCTACGTGCGATGGCCGGGACTACTACTGCACCTACATGTACCCAAATCCGATCAGCTGCAAAGAGCCGCCGAAGGGGTCGGCGGGCAACTAGGACGCGAGCGCCGTTAAATTTCTCAGCCAATGAGACCGGCACCCACGAGCATTCACGCCATCAATTCGACCTGGGGTGCTGCAGTGGAAACCGTCTTCGTGGTGCAGGTGTTCAAGATGAGCGGCTATGGACCGCAGGCGCGCGGGACGATCCTGTGCGGATCAGAGGTTGACGCGAGGCGCCGAGCCGCAGGCTTGGCCGCCAACGCACTCGGCGTGCTGGCGTACAAGCAAGACGGCGATTTCGATCTAGGCGAATATTCGGAGCCGCAAGAGATAGTCCGGCACGGTGTCGTGCCGGACTTCGCAATGGGCGAAGATTGGTAACCGACCTGTCGGCGGCTACAGATCGCCGGCGCGCTGCACCGCTCTGCCTATGATGTAGACATCCGCGGCGTCAGCCGGCGGAATGACCTCGTCAGGATAGGTCTCCTTATCCTTGTTTTCGCTGATGACGATCAGCGAACCATCGGCTCGCCAGCGCAGCGTTTTTATTTTCGCCTCACGCCCGAGCATCAAGGCGTAAATCTTCCCGTCAACGATACGCGTGTCGTCGGTGTTGATGAGCACGGTGTCGCCATCGGCCAGCTTCGGCAGCATCGAGTCACCGTGCACTGGCATGACCTTTAGCGCCGATTCTTTGAATCGTTTCCTGCGAACCCAGTCGATCGAAAACGCGAGCTGGCGCCTCGTCTTTCGAAACTCAGGTACGGAGCGCCCGTTGCCGGCGGAAAGCTCGACATCGACAACGTCGATTAGTACATCGAGCGAGGGGTCAAACGTTTCGTCATCGACACCTCGGATCGAATACGCGGGGACGCGTGGAGTGTGCGGGAGCGGCTTCCCGTTGGCGTATACCGTAGGGCCGTTCGGGAACGGTTCGCCGTGTCCAGAATTCAGCCATTCGAGCGAGACCCCGAGTAGCTCGCGGACGCGCGGCCCGGACGTCTGACCCACGCCGCCCCGCTTTTTCCAGTTCGTGATGTTGGCCTGGCCGATGCCTGGGAACCTGGCGAACTCAGCGCGCGTAAGTCCGCACTGCGCGAGCGCGGCGTCGAAGCGACCTTCGAACGTCTTCAACTTGATATCAACCATTTGTTGATAGTCGCGGCGGCGTCCATCCGCGTCAAGAAACACTATGTTGACTTCATCGTAAACATCGTGTTTACTGTTTGCATGAACGCCGTCCGCCAAGCCGTCGAAGCTCTCGGTTCCCAAGCCGCCCTGGCTCGCCTGTGCGGCCAGCACCCCCAAGCGATCACCCGATGGCTGAGGGAGGGATGCGTGCCGGCAAAGCATGCCCCTGCAATCGAGGCTGCGACCGATGTTCCGCGCACGAAATTGGCCCCGCAGTTTCCTTGGCAGGGCGTGAAGGCGGCTTGAGTTCGTGACACCTGTAGTGCCGGGGGATTCTTCAATGCGATTCGCAGCGACCTCGTTCCGGGGTTCGTCCAGCAACATCACTCCGCTGCGAAGCCATGGCGCGTTGCGCCGCGTCCTGTGCGGAAAGAGTTCGATCTGTTCATCGAGTGCGCGAACAACTTTCTTGTCGTCATCCATTCGCTTTTCCCTGTCCGATAAGCCTGCACGTCAATACTGCAAGAGCCTGCTCGCAACTGCTCGCAACTTCGCGCTTCCCGTCTTGCGGAAGCGTTGCGCATGACGCCTCGTGATATCGAAAGGACGATCCTGCGCGTGCTCGCCGATCGCGGACAGTCCGCGACGGCCAGCACGGCAGGCGTCAGCGAAACCCGGATGTCGCGCTGGAAAAGCGAGAGCGAAAACGGCGGCGGACTGAACCTTGAAGAGACCTCGCGCGTGTTGCATGCGCTCGGACTGCGCATCGTCGCCGATGAAGCCGGCACCGTGACCATGTCCGCGGCATCGTACGCCGCGCTGCACGTCTTGCTGCGCGACTACGCCGACCACGTTACGCGAGCGGTGGCCGGCAAATGACGATCAGCAGCAGCAATCTCGCCGCGTACACGATTCCGCGGCCTGTCCGTCTCGCCCTGGACTCGTGGGATCGCATTGCCTCGCACGCCGCGGAGTGTGGCAAGCCACAGCCGGATGTCGTGCGGCTCAGTCGCGAAGTGTTCCGCGCGCTCGACAATGCGGTGCGCAACCAGAGCGGCAACGCCTACGGCGCGGCTGACACGCTGTATCGCGGCGCGCGCATCAGCATGGTAGGTGCGGCGTGAAAAAACGTCTCATCCATGGAGACTGCAGGGCCGTGCTGCCTGGCCTACCGGCCGCAACGTTCGACTGCTGCATCGCAGATCCGCCGTATGGCGATACAAACCTGCGCTGGGACTCGCGCTGCGACGGTTGGATTCCAGCGGTCGCGCGCGTTCTGCGGCCGGCCGCGTCTATGTGGGTCTTCGGCAGCATGCGGTTCCTCGCGCCTCTGTTCGCCGAGATGGCGCAGCACGGCTTTGTGTACTCCCAAGATATCGTTTGGGAAAAGCACAACGGCAGCTCGTTCCACAACGATCGGTTTCGACGCGTTCACGAACATGCCGTGCTGTTCTATCGCGGCCGCTGGTCCGATGTCTGGCACGCCACACAGTACTCGATGGATGCGCGAGCGCGGACGGTGCGGCGCAAGATCCGCACCCCACATTGGCACGGCGCAACGGGCGCGCACGAATACGTTTCGGAGGACGGTGGCCCGCGGATGCTCCGCAGCGTTCTTCAGATTCGCAGCGAGCACGGCCGCGCGATCCACCCGACACAAAAGCCCGTCGACTTGGTGCTGCCGCTCTTGCGATATGCGTGCCCGGTCGGCGGCAGCGTCGTCGATCCGTTCGGCGGCTCAGGAACAACCGCTTTAGCTGCCGCCATCGCGGGATGCGACGCGACGCTGATCGAATCTGATACAGCGCATATCGATGCCGCAGCAAAGCGCCTCGGGCTCCCGTCTTTCGAGCGTGCAGCATGACCGCCGCCGTAGCCCCATGGCTCGGCCACGCGTTGAAATACGCGGCGCTCGGCCTGCACACGTTCCCAGTGCACACCATCATCAACGCGCGCTGCACGTGCGGCGACGCGGAGTGCAAATCGCCGGGCAAGCACCCACTGACCCTGCACGGCGTCGACGACGCGAGTGTCGATCCGATCGTGCTGACTGCCTGGGCGGGCATGCACCCATACAGCAACCTCGGCATGGCGATGCGCGATGGCATCGTGTGTGTCGACGTCGACCCGCGTAACGGCGGCGACGTCCAGCTCGAAAACATCCAAGCCGAATTTGGGCAGTTTCCGCATACCGTGATGGCGCTCACGGGCGGGGGCGGCTGGCACTTCCTGTTCCGTAACTCCGATGGTCGCCGCGTCGCGGGGCAACTGCGCAAAGGCATCGATTTGCAGGGCGACGGCAAGTACATCGTCGTCGAGCCGTCGATTCACGGCAGTGGCCGCTCGTACTCGTGGGAGGCGTCCTGCGACCCGCTCGACGGCGTTGACTTCGCCGAGCTGCCCGCATGGATCGGCATCGCGCAGGAAGCCGGCAAGGCAGCGGGGCCGGCGCATGTCGATCCAGTGGCGCAGCGCGCGGTCGGCATGATCGACCCACAGCAATTACTCGAGCTGAAAAGCGCCCTCGCCTACCTTGATCCGGATCCACGCGAGACCTGGCTGACGGTCGGCATGGCGCTGCACTCGACGTCGGCGCCGAACGCGTACGGCATCTGGACCGAATGGGCGCAGGCTTCATCGAAGTTCCGCGCCGATGACCAGCGCAAGACATGGGCATCGCTGTCGCAGAAACCGAACGGCGTGCATGTCGAAACGATTTTCGCCCTCGCGATGAAAGCGGGATGGGTCAACCCAGGCTCCGCGCTCGCCGTCAAGTTCGACGAAGCGACGCAAGCCATGATTGACCGCGCGAACGCGCAGACCCGAATCGAAATCATCGAGGCACCGCCGGAACCGCCAGTACAGGACTTCCCGGTGCGCGCGCTGACCGACCTCGCGACGTGGATCGACTCGCGCGCCAGCTCGTCGCACCCCGACATTACGCGCCAGACCGTGCTGACGATCGCTGCGGCCGTGGCAGCGCGCGTGTACTGCGGTGAAGGGTACGGCACGCATGCCTGCCTCGGAATTGTCGGCGAGTCGACACAGAACACCGGCTATGCACGCGATGCTGTGTTCCGCGCGTTCGACGAGGCCGGCATGCGTCGAATGATCCGCGGCACCCGCGCGAACTCGGCGAGCGCGGTCTACCAAACGTTGTGGCGCTCCCCCGCGGCCGTGCATGTTGTCAACGATTATGGGTACCTCGCCCAGTTCGCGAGGCGACAACCGAACGGCGTGCTCGACCAAGCGTTTAGCACCATGGCGGACTGCTACACCCTCGGCGCGATCTATATCGACAATGCGACCGACGCGGGCCTGAAAGCCGGCGCGACCGATGACCAGATGACGATTCACCACCCCGCGTTGACCACGCTGCTCGTGTCGACGCATGAGCAGATGGCGACGCTGCTTCAGCGTGGCGAATTGGTCCGCGGCCTCCTTGCGCACTGCTTGCCGGTCATCACGGATAGCGCGGGCACGGTTCAGCGCACCGCCGGCAACGACCCGCTTACGCCGGGCCTGCGCGAGCGCATGCGGATGGTGCGACGACTGCCGGCGAATCCAGGCGACCTGTCGCAGGCCGAAATCTTCGGCGCCGTGCCGACTCAACGGCCCGCGCTGATCCGGGTCCGCTACGCCGTCGACTTCGCAGAGCACGCCGCGGCAATCGACTCGATCAGCACGGAGCCGCAGCACTCAACGCTGCTGCTCGGCGCCCAGGCGAACGTGCGCAGGATCTGCAACGCCCTCGGGGCCTGGCACGACCCGCAGGCGCCGCTGGCAACGCGGGAAATCATCGACTGGGCGACTGGCTACGTGATCAAGCACACCCGTGCATGGATCGACCGGCATGACACGTTGGGCAATGACGACGGAAAGTCCGACGTGGCGCAAAAGGTTGTGGCCGTCGTGGTCGACCGCAAAGGCGCAGGCATTGCCCGCAGCGAACTACACAACTACTGCCGCCCTTTCAAGATGATCCGCGAGCGCGAGAAACGCGATGCGCTGATCGCCACGCTGATCGATGACGGGGACCTGATCGAGTTCACGCCGCAAGGCAAGCGCAAAAAGGTCCTCGTTGCGGCGCGCTTTGCCCGGCATATCGACAAGGCGGTGCAGCTGTGAGCGCGAGTTCGAGACATGAGACGTTTTCGAGACACGATTTGTCTCATGGTTTTCGCCTACTCCCGCAACGTTTTGCGGGGTTTTAGAGACAGTGAGACGGCTATTTATAGGAAAAGTCAGAAACCCTTTATAGGTCTCACGTCTCGGATTCATTGTTTCCTGAGGCGTGGCGCGGCCTAGAGGGGTGAAAAACCTGAGTGAGACATACGAGACAACGTCTCGTGTTCCCGTGAGTGAACAATCAAGGGGTATTCCAATGAACACGACGGCAGAGGCCACCGTAAAACCGGCCATCAAATACACCGCTCAACAACAGTCCGCGTTCGAACTCATCCGGGCCTTCGCTACCGGCGAGCACGGCGCAGCCATGATGACCCTGGCTGGCTATGCAGGCACCGGTAAAACGACGCTGGTGTCAGGTCTGGTGCGCGACCTCGCCGAGGACATCAGCATTGCCATTGCAGCACCGACCAATAAGGCAGTCTCGGTGCTGCGCGACAAAATCAAGGACAGCTACGGCTCGGTCGACTTCGGCTCGATCCACTCGTTCATGGGCCTGCGACTCAAAGAGCAGGATGACGGCAGGCATCAAATCGTCCCCGAGGGCGATAGCTCGATCCATGACTATAACCTCGTCATCGTTGACGAGTGCTCCATGCTCTCGCAGGCCCTGTTCGGGCACTTGGTCATGCTGACAGGCCCGACAGATACGCGCGTGCTGTTCGTTGGCGATCCGGCGCAGCTCCCGCCGGTAGATGACGACGGCGCCGAGTCCCCGACGTTCACCCATGTGCAGCACAAAGCCGTGCTGACCGACATTGTTCGCCAAGCGGCCGACTCGCCCATCATCAAGCTCTCGATGCGCATCCGCGAGTCAATCGAGGCGAACCGGCGGATGTCGAATGCCGACATCCAAGACGCGATTCCCGCGGCGCCGGCGGACGCGCTACTCACGCACGGTGGCTACAACACGGCCTACAACTGGGCACTGCACGACATCCGCGAGGGCATGGATACCCGCATCCTCGCGTTCCGCAACGAAACCGTGCTGCGCTACAACCGTGAAATCCACGCCGCAATGCATGGCTACGCCACGCCATTCAACGTTGGCGAAACCGTGATGATGAACAGCTCGCACGACGCCCGGGCTTGCGAGGACGAAGCCAACCCGATGAAGAACGGTCGGGTCAATCTCTACAACAGCGAAGAGTTGACCGTCGTTGCGATTCAGCCGGAACCGCACCCGTACCATCGCGACGTTCCGGCATGGCGGCTCAAGCTTCGGCGTGACAGCGGGGCAATCGTGCTGTGCTGGGTCGCCGACAATGCGCAACAGCTCAACGCGAAGGTGACCGAGCTGTTCAACCGCGCCGCCGCGATGAAGCGACAGATCCAAGTCGATCGCATGTTGCCCGCCACGATGCGGAAAGCCGAGAGCGATGACGCGGAGCGCAAGGCAATCATCAAGGACGCCTGGGCGCACAAGAACAACCTCGCCGATGTCAGACACGTCTACTCAATGACGGTGCACAAGTCGCAGGGCTCGACGCTCGATACCGCGATCGTCGACCTGTCGGACCTCGGCCGAATCCGCGGCGACTTCGACTACAACCGATCGCTGTACGTCGCGACGACGCGAGCGTCGAAGCATCTGGCCTTCGTGGTCTGAACATGAAGCCGCTGACCCTGTACCTGCCCTACCCGCCGAGCGCGAACCATCATTGGCGCCATGTCGGCGCCAAGGTGCTCATCTCGGCCGAAGGGCAGCGCTACAGGGATGCAGTTGCTCGAATCATCGCACCGGAGCGTAGATGCGGTCGTGTGCCGGCTGAGCCCCTGACCGGCCTCCTGCAAGTCGAAATAGACATGCACGTCCCCGACGATCGGCGCCGAGACACCGACAACATCGTGAAGCCGCTGTTCGACGCGCTGACCGCGATCGAGATTTGGCGCGATGACTGCCAAGTCGCAAAGCACACCGTGGAACGGCTCGAAATGATCCTGTTCGGTGCCGTCGTGCTCCGCATCACACCCTACCAAGCTCGTAATCGGATCGCCGCATGAGCACGTTGCAACAGCTAGCGCAGGAATTCGTCGCCGTGTTCGAAGCCTTATGCGAGGCGTTCGGCAAGGCGGCTGCACTGATCGATACGCGCGTCCAGGCCGCACGTCGTCGCTACACGGAGGCCCGTGGATGGGCATGAACCACTGCGATCGCCTCGGCATCAGTAGGCGAGGCCTGCAGGGCGAGATGACGCGTGCGGGGCTGCGCCTCGACGATGCTGTCGTCGCGACCGACATCGCGATCCGTGCGCAGATGCGCCAGCGCGACACCCTCATCATCGTGGCGCGCGAATTGGGCTATTCGCTGCGCCGGATCGCCCGCTTTTTCGACGTCGATGTGGCCATTGTCCACCGGGTGTTGACCCGTGCTGGTTCCGTGTCAACGCCCCCTGCTCGCACTGTGTCTGCCACAGCGCCAGAGGTGCAGGGGGGATAAGCCGGCTCGTGCCTCTCTGCAACTGCGCGTGGAAAAACTCCGGCGGGCCAAGGCTTGTTGCGCGCTCCCGCTGGGCTGATTGGCCGACCATCGCAGAGGAAAGCATGACCGAACCCACCGAGAAGGCCGAAGACGCGCGGCGCGAACTCAAGATTCAGCGCGAGCGACGCTTCCAGTCGGTCATGTTGTCGATCGCCACGGCTGCGATCTTGTGGGCGCTGCAGGCCACCATCGAGTCGCATACCGACATCGCGGAGATAAAGCCGCGGATCACGACGATCGAGGTCAATTCGTCCGGCACGAACGCACGCATCGACAGCGTGGAAAAGCGCATCGAGCGACTCGACCTGCGCGTGCACGACATCGAAGGGAAAATCGATCGCGCGGAGCATCCGCCGTGAACAACAAGCTGCTCGCCGGCATCGCAGCATCTGCCATCGCCATCGCTTCGCCGCTCGTCGTGTACTACGAGGGCGTCGTCCCGCACACCTACATCGATCCTGTCGGCGTGCCGACCGCATGCACCGGTCATACCGGCCCGGACATAGCCCCAGGACAGACATTCACCACAGACACGTGCAAGGCGCTTCTTGCCGCGGACCTGCGCGAGGCCTACGCAGCCGTCGAGCAGTGCGTGCGCGTGCCGCTCAAGACGAACGAGGCCGCAGCGCTCGTGTCGTTCACGTTCAACGTCGGCGGACGCGCGTTCTGCGGCTCCACGATGCTGCGAATGATCAACGCTGGCGCGCCTGCGACGACGTGGTGCCATCAACTCACGCGATGGACGCATGCAACGCGCCTCGGCATGACGATCGAATTGCCTGGACTGGTGAAGCGTCGCGACAGCGAGCTTTCGATGTGTCTCGGCACGTTCCACTGACCCAACCCCCAACGAAGGAGCAACACCGATGAAGCGAAACGCGCTCACCACTGCCATTGTCGCCGGCATCTGCGGCGTCGCTGGATTCGCCGGTCTCGGGCAGGCAGTCGACCTCAGCCCCGATGCGCTCGGACAGGCTCTCGTCTACCCGTACTACACGGTGAACGAGGCGCAGCAGACCATGCTCGTGGTCGACGAGGTGAACCCGGTCAAGGTTCGCTTCCTCGACGGCCGGGACGCCTCGGCGGTTGTCGACTTCGACCTGTTCGTTTACAGGACGCCGACCTGGCTCGAGCCCCGACAGCCGTTCGTAGGCGCACTCGACGTCGTCGGCTTCGACATCGCCGATGAGCCTCCGCGCCTTGGCGACTGGTTCGACGTTGGCGATCCGGGCACCAAGGATTGACCCAGGCGATGTACTACGCACTCTGCCTCGGCGCCGACCTGCGCGCATGCCTCGATTGCGTGCGCGCACCGAGGCATCACCCGCCGGGGCAGGTGCCGAGCCATCAACCATGGCTTCGGCCCGCCACGGATGGCACGCGATGCGCCGATCACAAGCCGGTGCCGCACGTACCGATCGACCACGCGTGCAGTCGTCTCTGATTCCGCTGCCGCGCTTCGTTGGGGTGACCGCGCGGCCAAGGATGACTTTCCGCCTCGACGCCTGGCTGCTGGACAAGGCGGCGCGACAGAAAGCGATTTTGCAGCTGCAGATTGAACGCAACAGGAAACGGAGCAAGCAACGATGAATATCAACGCCGTTCCAACGCTCGCCTGGGTCTGCCTAGCGCTCGTGACCAGCCTTACCGGCAACGCGCTGCAGTGGCGCGCGAGCGCCGTCAATGCGGCACGCGCCGAGGCGAAGGTCGACAAGGTCGCTGACGCAAACGATTCGTCACAAGTCACGATAGACGCGCTCAAGGACAGCATCGCGGATTGCGAGGCGGGTCGAGTGTTCGATCGCGCGGGCAACCTCGCGGCGCTGGCGCAGCGCGAGACCGATCGCGCAGCCATCGCGCAGGACGCCCAGGCCGCGCGCGCGAAGCTGTCGGCCGTGCTCGACGGGCGCTGCCGCGACTGGGCGTCGCAACCTGCATGCGGGGTCGTGCCGTGAGCGACGAGGTCGAGACTCCGCAATCGATCAGCGTGCGCTACGGCATCGGCCGACGCGTTCGCATCGTTCCGATCGACAGAACCGGAACCGTTGTCGCGGTGATGGTCGAAATGGGCGGCGTAACGAACTACCGGATTCGCACGTGGGACGACGAGTCTGTGCGGGAAATCTGGTGCTATCCGGGTGAATTGGAGGGCGCATGAACGGTGGAATCAACATGGATGCACGCGTGCGCGCTGCCTGCGAAGCGGTCGCAGCAGCGAATGGTCATTTCCCGCCGGAGTGGATCAACCCGGGCGTGATGCGCAAGGCGATCCGAGCGGCGGACGAGCCGGTCATCACGCGCTTGCGCAACGCGCTGATCGGCATGGTGGGCGAAAGCGACGTCGAGCAGTTGCGCGGCATGCGGATTGTCGTGCAGGCGCAGGCGCCTTCTCAGGAAGAGGCCGCCATCGCGCTCGCAGCGATCGACGCGCTGATCGAGACCTCGACCTAACGGAGCATCGCGATGAACACGAACTACACTCGTCACCGCCTTGCCTCGCGGCAGCGCGGCTTCATCAACTACGACGGATTGGCCGGCGCCTTCCTCCTTTTCCTGCTGTGCGTCGCGGTCGCGGGATGGGCGCTGATCGAGGGCGCCCGCTGGCTCTGGTCGTACATCGGATCGCACTTGCACTGGATCGCGTGCGCCGTCCTGGCCGTGGGCCTCACCGCCTGTGGCCCCACACGCCCCGTCGTCAAGTCGATCGCCGTCGAGGTGCCTCGCGAAGTCCGCGTGCCCGTCGACCCGGCGCTGCTGCAGCCCTGCACCCTGGCCGAGCCCGATGCGGCGTGCTGGGACGGCACGGCGCGCGTGTTCTGCAACGGCCAGCTCGCGACGATGCGTCAGCAGTACCGCGAGGCGTTGCGGCTGTGCACCGCCGACAAGGTCGCGATCCGCACTGCCGGGGCCGGCAAGTAAAACTCTATGCCGGGCAAGCGCCAAAACAACGGGGCGAAGACGTCGCCGGAATCGGCAGCGGCCCGCGTGCTTGCCGCGGAGGCGATGAAGCTGCGGATGCAGGGGCTCACGTTCGACGAGATTGCTGCGAAATGCGGCTATAGCAGTCGCCAGCGCGCGCACGAAGCCGTGTCGAAGGCGTTGAAAGAGATTACGCGCGAGCCCGCCGAGGAACTTCGCACGCTCGAACTCGAGCGCCTCGACGCGATGTTCACGACCCATTTCGATCGCGCACGTAAGGGCAGCGTCGATTCCCTCGGTGCGGCTCTGCGCATCATGGAGCGACGCGCCAAGCTGATGGGCATAGATCAGGCCAAGGCGCCCGACCCCGAAGACGGGCCAACGCCGGTGCAGGTAGTGCTGCACGTCAAGAATGCGCGGGTGCGCAATGCCGACGCTTAACGTTCCGCAAGCCGAATTCTTGGCGCTGCAGAAGAAGTTCCGTGCATTCGTCGCGGGCTATGGCAGCGGCAAGACGTGGGTCGGCTGCGCGGGGTTGTGCAAGCACGCGTGGGAGTGGCCGAAGGTCAACGCGGGCTATTTCGCGCCGACCTATCCGCAGATCCGCGACATTTTCTATCCCACGATCGAAGAGGTAGCCGAGGACTGGGGCCTGACTGCGAAAGTCGTCGCGTCGAACAAGGAAGTCCACCTCTACGACGGTTCAAGGCTACGCAGCACAATTATCTGCAGGTCGATGGACAACCCGGCATCGATCGTCGGGTTCAAGATTGGCCGCGCGCTCGTCGACGAACTCGACGTGCTCAAGAAGCCGAAGGCGCAGGCGGCCTGGCGCAAGATCATCGCGCGCATGCGCGTCAAGCGCGATGGCTTGCAGAACGGCATTGACGTGACCACGACACCCGAAGGCTTCGGCTTCATGTACGACCAGTTCGTCAAGCAGCTGCGCGACAAGCCTACGCTGGCGACGCTCTACGGCATCGTGCACGCCAGCACGTACGACAACGAGGCCAACCTACCCGACGACTACATCGACTCGATGCGCGAAAGCTATCCGCCGCAGCTCATCGCGGCGTATCTGGACGGGCGCTTCGTCAACCTCGCGAGTGGCAGCATCTATCCCGACTTCGACCGCGTGTTGAATCACACCAACGAGACGATACAGCCGAACGAACCGCTGCACGTCGGGATGGACTTCAACGTGCTGAACATGACGGCCGCTATCGGCGTGATCCGCGACGGGAAGCCGCGTGTCCTGGCCGAACTCACGAAGGTTCGCGATACGCCTGCGATGGCGGTCAAGCTGAAAGAGCGGTACGTCTCTGCCGGCCACTCCGTGACGATCTATCCCGACGCGAGCGGCGGCAACACGAGCAGCAAGAACGCGAGCGAGTCGGACCTGTCGATCCTCAAACAAGCCGGCTTCACGATTCGCGCGCCGAACGCGAATCCGGCGGTGAAAGACCGCATCAATTCGTTCAACGCGCTCATTCTGAACGACAAGGGCGAGCGCACTTTCAAGATCAACACCGATGCGTGCTCGACCCTCACTGAGTGCCTGGAACAACAGGCCTGGGATGACGGCGAGCCGGACAAGACAACCGGGCATGACCACGGCAACGATGCCATGGGCTACCTGATCGTCAACCGCTGGCCGATCGTGCGTCGTATCGCACGCGTCGGACCGCTGCGCCACTGAGGGAACCACGATGATCGACAAACCGCACGAGTCCTGCGTCACGATGTGGGCCGATTTCGATCTGATCGACGCCCTGCTAGGCGGCACGAAGGCCATGCGCCGAGCCGCCGAAACGTACTTGCCGAGGCGACCACTCGAAGAGCCTGACGAATACAGGGCACGCCTTGACTTCGCGACCCTGTACCCTGCGTACAGCGAGACCGTTGCGACGATGGTCGGGCGCGTATTCGCCGAGCCGCTGCTACTCGACGACAAGACGCCCGAGTGGATCAAGACCGAGGTGTTCCCTAACATCGACTTGACCGGCGAACCTGCACGTGTTCGTCTATAAATGGTTCGAGCAGGCATTCAACTACGGGTTGTCGCACGTCATTGTCGACAACACGAACGCCGCAGAGGTGAAGACGCTAGCGGACCAGAAAAAAGCCGGCGTGCGGCCGTACTGCACGCGCGTTTCGCCGCGCGACGTGTTGGGTTGGCGCACCGATGGCGCCGGCAAGCTGACCCAGTTGCGCGTGAAATTCTGCGTCGAGGAAGACGACGGCGACTATGGCACGCACATTGTCGAGCAGATCCGCGTTTACGAGGTAGGCAAGGTGTCGGTGCACCAGAAAGGCGACGGCGGCAAATGGTCGCTCGTGCAGGAAATTCCCGTGCCGGGGCAGGATCGCATCCCTATCGTCACGCTGTACTGCAATCGCACCGGCTTCATGATCGCGCGGCCGCCGCTGCTCGAACTCGCCCAGTTGAACGCGAAGCATTGGCGCATGCAGAGCGACAACGACATGCTGGTCGAAACGGCGAGCGTGCCGATTCTGTGCACCATCGGACTCGACGTCGAGGGTGAAAAGAGTGGGATCACGATTGGCGCCAAGCACGGCGTGAACCTGCCGCTCGATGGCGACATGAAGTACGTGGAGCACACCGGCGCCGCGATCGGTGCCGGCCGCACCGCGCTCGACGCGCTGAAAGACGAAATGCGGCAGGCCGGCGCGAAGCTGCTCGTTTTCGCTGAGGGCGTGAAGACGGCGACCCAGTCCGGCGAGGAAACGCGCGGCGAGAATTCCCGACTCGGCGGCATGGTTCAGCAGCTCGACGACACGCTTGTCGACCTGGCCGACCTCATCGCGGAGCAGCGCGGCGAAGACAAGGGCGGCGGCGCGAAGGCGCAGCCAAACCTCGACCCCGACATGGCGCCGGTCGAGTCGATGACGTTCTTGCTGTCGATGCGCAATTCCCGCGTGTTGTCCGACGAGACCCTGTTCAACGAGGCGAAGCGGCGCGGTTTGCTTGAAGAAGAACTCGAGTGGGAAGACGAAAAGACCCGCATCGACGAGTCGGGCATGCCGCCATTGCCTGCGCCTGGCTCGAAGCCGCCGCCGGAGAACGATCCGGCAAACAAGCCGGCCCCGGCGAAGGCGGCGTAACATGGCTGATCCGACCGACGTCGAGGTCGCGGATCGGTACACGCGCCGCGCCCTGCTGCTGATCCGCTACGCGAACGGGCTGACCGAGGAAGTGGACGTTGAACTCGCGGAGCTGGCGGCGGCGCTGAGCAAGCTGCTGCGCGGCGCCGGCCTGTCCGAAATCGGCGCGCGCGCTCTCGCGGCACTCCTGCGTGACGCAGAGGCCGCCATTACGGACACCTACACGTCGATTGCGCAGGCGCAGCAGAAAGCCTTGGCCGATCTGCTCACCGTCGAATCAGAGTTTGCCCAGGCCGCCGGCAATGCGGCCACGGCGCCGTCACGCACGGCGATCGAGAGCGCGCTCAATCGGTTGCTGGTGCAGGGCCGCCCTCTCGCCGAGCAGTGGGCACACCAAGGCGAGGCCTTGCTGTGGAAGCTGTCGAGTGAGGTCGCAACGGCCGCCAACTCACCAACTGCCGAAACGGTAGCGTCGACGGTGCTCGGCACAGGGCCGAACATGGCCGGCGGCCTCATGGAATCCGCGCAGGCGCAGGCGAAGGCGCTGACCGGTACCGCAGTGGACACCGCAGCCTACGCGGGCCGCCTAGCCACGTTTAGGGCCTCCGGTGTCAATGCGCTCAAGTTCTTCGCGATTCTCGACAGCAAGACGACGATCGGCTGCGCCGTGCGCGCCGGCAAGCTCTACACGCTCGACCTTGAACCGATCGGCCACACCGTCGTGCTGGATCGCCCGCCGCCGCGTCACTGGAACTGCCGCTCGATCCTGCTGCCCATGAAGTTTCCAGATGGCCCGCCGGAGGATGGCGGCAAGGAAAAGGACAACTTCGCGCGATGGCTGTCGAAGCACAGCGAAGACGAGCAGGACGACATGCTCGGCCCGCGCCGCGCGCAGCTCTATCGCGATGGCAAGATCACGCTGGCCGACCTGATCGGCCAGCGTGGACAGGAACTCACGCTAGAAGAGTTAAAAACGGCGAAGTTGTAGCTCGCCTACAACGCCAATGACTGCTGACCAGAACTTATTCGCGTATTTAACTTAGTGGGGGTCAAAAGCGATTTTTTCCCTTCAAGAACGTCGCGAACGGTCAAAAGCTGCAGTCTGGGATATTTAACACCATTGCACTCGTACATACCCGCTTCAGCCGCTTCAAGTCGCATGGCCTTTGACGGTTCGCTAAGGCTCAAAAATCCACCCATCGCGCTCTTCTCTCTTTCTATTACCCCGCGAAGATCGCGAACATCGGTAGGTCGAAGTTTGCCACCCTTTACCGATAGGACCATCTCCTCCAGATTTTTATTAACTTCGAAATAAAGGCGACCATCAATACCACGATCGGCTACTTTTTTTTGCATCGGCAGACCCCCGACCCTCTCAACCAGCCAATGCTGAAACTGGAACGGGTCGCTATTGAATAATTCCTCAGCCTGTTCCACACTTACTGGAATCCCATCGACATCAAAGTCGTTACCTTCGACCAGTCGATATTTCTCAGATAGAACTTCCCGAACCAGCTTTATCGCCAAAATAGCGATGTCGCAGCCAATCCATTTGCGATTCAATTTGGAAGCGGCATAAACCGTTGTGCCACAGCCGCAAAAAGGATCGAAAACGATATCTCCGGGCTCTGTCGTTGAAGCAATAATCCTTTCCAGCAGACTTACCGGCTTTTGTGTCGGATAACCCAGCGACTCTCCGCCTTGCACCGGTGAAATGTCAGTCCAGACGTTCGTTACAATCGAGCCCTTCTGCTCATCGAGATATCTCTTCAACGCGAGCCGGCGCGATGTGTCAAGTTGTCCATCCTTGTGCCTGGGAAAATAGATTCGCCCCTCTGAATCAAGCCTCGCAAGAGTCTCAGGGCTATACCGCCAACCCGTCGCAGGCGGTTCGAAGCCTTTATACACATGCCATCCATTAGGAAGCCCGGTGTTCCTATTAATTGCGGCCATTCCGCCACCCTTGGGAGCTGACATGTCCCCTAATCTGTATCGTCCCCGGCCGTCGTTATCATCGAATCTATAAAACTTGTCCACGTAATCGGGGTCATGATCCACGTACTGCGGAAAGAACTTCGCGTGCTTGCTAGCTGCGTAAAACAATATCGCATCCGACACAGCAGAAAACTTACTGCGCGCGTCACTGTGAGCACTTTGACGTTTCCAAACTATCTCGTTACGGAAATTATCATGACCAAAGATGCCGTCCATCATCACCTTGATGTAGTGGCTAGCCGTTTGATCGCAGTGCAGGAAAATAGACCCCGTCGGACGTAGGATCGTTTTCATGTATAGCAGCCTTTGAACCATATAAATAAGATAAGCTAACAATTCTGGCTGCGAGTTTTTCAAAGCCTCCATCCAGATCTTCCAAAAATTTACATACGTATCATCTACGCCGTGCTGCCGCATTAGGACAGGCATTGTCCTGGCGACCTCCAACTTAGCCGCATCAAGTTCCCATGTATCGAAAAAGGCTTCTGCTTGTTCCGGCACTGGTTTGCCGGTCATACCTTTATAGAGTAGATTGTAGTTTGCATTAGACTTGAATGGAGGATCAAGATAAATTAGGTCAACGCAATCTTTTGGCATATATTTCATTACAGATATATTATCTCCGTAATATAAAACATTGCGTCCGGGCGTTGACGTTGTCATCCCTTCAAGCCCATAGGACGGACCTTTCTTCTTATTCCTCGACATGGCTGCTATTTCTCATTGTAATTTCCCTGATGTCGAATAACCAATGTCCTGCCGGTCAAAATCGAGGCTCCCCACGAACTGCGTTAGCCCATTCCCGAGCACCTCCGGCGCGGGGTATTCGATCACGATGGCCTGCCCTTGGTCCATGGCGTCACGCGAGATAAACGCGCAGCTCGGCGCGACCGATCCATCGGGCAGTGCGGACGTACCATCGGTATTGCCGGCGACCACGATCCACGAATCAGAGAGCTCCTTGACGTGCACGAAGTGATCGGAGCAGCCAGAGACCGACAGCGAAGACGCGTCAGAGAATCCTGGCGTCAGCTGATCGACCACGTTCGTGCAACCGGTCCACGTTTGAACGATGGAGCCGAATAGCTGCGCAAGCTTGGTCGGCTCGGTCGCGTGCGCCGACGCAGTGAGCAGCATTGCAAGCGCGAGGATGTAGCGTGCTTTCATTGCCCCCCCCCCTCCTGATGGATCAGCCCAACTCCTATCTGCCCTAGCTAGCTGTTCGAGTGCGTACTGTACCGGGTACGGCGCCTCGCGATAGTCCCCGACCTGATCGGCGAGGTGGTAACGCATCACGCGTGGTGAAACGCCGATCGCGCGCGCAGCGGCTTGCTGCGAAATCCCAGCTTGGGCGAGCAGTTCGCGCAGGTAAACCCGGCGGGTTGTGCTTCGCGGTGTCGGGGTCGGGACTCGCGGTAGCAATGTGGGGAATATAATGACTAGTCAGCGCGCACGAGTCGTCTGACTCACGGTGATGGTCCTTTGTTTATCGCGCTGTGGTTTGTGAAATGCGCTGAAAATCTTTGGCGAGATACTTTTCCCACTGCGGCTTACAGTACTCTTCTGTTTCACCGCTTTCTTTGTTCTTGCGCCTTCCGTTAAACCATATCGATCGCAGACCAACATTCTTCCCCGTCTTGTTCTTCACGGCTTCGCGATAGAACTCGCCGGACGTCAGTATCCACGTCGCGCTCATGCGTTCCGAATAGAAGACGAACCAGTAGTCCGCTCTGACTTCCTCGTGCGGAATAGCGGCAAAGAGCCCTGCATCGCCAAAAACTACGTACTTGGAGCGCGCTTTGATTTGGATGAGCGCAGTAGTACCGTCAGCTCGCTTCACGATAGCGTCTACGGCGTCATCGTCAACGAGAGGAATGTATACGTCCAAGCCCTCTTTCAACATGTTGCCGATGATCCAGTATTCGATTCGTTTTCCAAACGCGGCGGAGTGCCGAAACGACTTCGTGATTAGTGTAGACATGGCTTGGGCTCGATCTGAAATAAGACTACGCGGATACGATGTCACCCTCCCGCGCACTAACTTTTCCTCACGCCTGAACGTTTCCGATATCCGATCCTAGCGTGTAGAAATTGGCCATTCGCGCGGCCGGCTCACTACATGAAGACCAAGCCGCGCAGCGCCAGCACCCACCCGAAGATGCAGCCCGCGGCGACCGCCACACCGAACACTGGCACGAAGATGTTGCGCCAGCGGCTCAGCGGCTGGGGCGTGAAAAACAGCGTCATCAATCCCGTAAGAGCGGCAGCGGCCAACAAGGGCACCCAAAGCACGAGGAAGAGAACGCCGAAGAGCGGCAGGTGATTGTTCTGATGCGCGAACCAGTTGCCGTTCACGACAAGCGCAACGAGCACGAAGCCGACGTTCCAGCGCCAGAACGCTAGCCATGGCATTGCTTCCTTCGGTGCAGATGCCACGTTGATGTCCTTGAAATAGCCACGCCCCTTGCGGGGGCGTGGCTGTGGTCCATTAGAACGGGTGGATACAGTTCACCGATTCACCGTCGAAGGTCTCGGATTGGCAGTTGCCCGCATCGGGCGGCGGCGTAACCGTCGGAGTCAGCCACAGGTAGATATTGGTCCGGTCATAGCCGTGCGGATCGGTTGTGAAATTGTACTGATGGAAGCCGCTCGGGACGCTACCGATATTGTCGGGCAGCGCATTATGAGCAGAGTCCTTCGCCGTGCCCGGCACTGGATTGAACGCCGGGCTCAGGTCGTTCTTGTTAAACAAGAACGTCCGCGTGCTTCCGTCGTCGAACGTGACGACCGCGATCATTGTCTCGTGTTCGAAGTCTTTCGTCACACCTGGGTTGGGCATGTGGAAGAAAGTGAAGTCCGTTCCAATTTCCTGCTGTAGGTATTGATCAACCTGATATTGGTAGTTGCTGTTGGTGATGGTTCCAAACGCATTGATTTTGCCATTGTCGATCGGCAGCCCGTTCGCACCTGGGATTCCCTGGCTAGGGATCGACACATTGATCGCGGCATGGAAGGTCTCGGACTGCCCGTTGTTCAACCAAGCTAGACGATAGTTGTTGAAGTCAGTCTGTGTGGCGGCCGGCGGACCAATGCTCGTACACGTAGTCGTTCCGCCGAAGCCCGGCTCACAATCGAACTTGTAGAAGTGATTGCCGGGAAGGTCGTAGACGAGCCGTTGTCCGCTCCCGTATTGGGCCGCAGTCGCGGCAGCTCCTACCGCAGTGCACCCGTTGCACTCACGTATGGTGTAGTCGACTGCCGCGAAGGCTGATGGCGCCCCAACGAGTCCTACCGCCGCCAAAATCCATTTCATCCGGTTCCGCATGCTTGAAACCCCTGCTTAGGCAAGCGCCCTGTTGGCGCAGCTGGACTCTACGACAGCCGTATGACGGCGCGTTCCTTCACCATTGCAAGCAATTGTAAACCAGTGTTAAGACACCGCGCGCCACTGGGCGGCTCGTGCGCCACAGGACGAGTATTTCCCGTTCGGGGACCGCAAGAGTCATGCCCGCACTACCACTGCGAACAGCCGCCCATCTTCGGGTAGAACCTGTCGAGGTAGCCCGCAAACTCGCCTTCGATATACACGCGATGCTGGTCCTTGTAGTGCAGCTCTAACTTGCGAGCGTATGCAGTCGCGGTAGCTGCGGCTTCGATGGTGTGCATCACAGGTCGACGATCACGCCGACCGGGCTCGGATTCCAGCTCAAGCCGATGATGTCGAGCAGCAGTCGGCCGCCCGCATCGATGTCCACCCAGATCTGCTCGCCGATCCTCGGCACGGTAGGCTACGCGTCGAAGGACTGGTGTTTCTTCCGGTCGACGTAGACGTGAACTGCTACGTTGTTTCTGTCAGGCATAGACACCTCAGTGGGTCCACTGCGGTCTTTTTATGTAGGGCTTGCCAGCGCCTCCGTCAACCTTTTTCAGTTCCTTGGAATGTAAATTTTCGGCGGCCACGGCCACGCCCGAATACCCCGCCGCCCTGCCCCCTTTAGGCGCTGTTGACCCGCGCCCGTTCCAAGTCAACACCACCCCGCTGAACCATCCGCACCACTGCAGCAACGCTGATGCCGCGCTGCGCTCCCGGTCGGATGACCAACGAATAACGGCGGATGCCGAAGGTGGAAACGTGAAGCTGAAACTTGACGACAAGGGCAACGCGGTACTGCAGGACGGCAAGCCGGTCTACATCCATGACGATGGTTCGGAAGTGGCATTCGATGCTGCTGCGACGGTCGCTACGATCAAGGCCCGCAACGCCGAGGCGAAGACGAACCGCGAGCGCGCGGAAGCTGCGGAAACAAAGCTGAAAGCGTTCGAAGGGATCGAGGACCCCGCTGCAGCACTCAAGGCCATCGAAACCGTCAAGGGCTACGACTCGTCGAAGTCGAAGGATGCGGACGAATTCAATCGCCGTCTCGCCGACGCGAACAAGGCTTGGCAGGACAAGGTAGACGCGGAGAAGAAGCGCGCCGACGAAGTCCAGCAGCAACTTCACAGCGAAATCGTCGGCGGCAACTTTGCCCGATCGAAGTACATCGCCGAAAAGCTCGGCGTTCCAACCGACATGGTGCAAGCCACGTTCGGCAAGCACTTCAAGGTCGAGAGCGGAAAGCTCGTCGCGGTGGATGCCGCGGGCAACGTGATTACCAGCAAGGCAAACCCTGGCGCGAATGCCACCTTCGACGAAGCGCTCGAAACGCTGGTCGGCGGCTACGCGCACAAGGACTCGATTCTCAAGCCGACGAACGCGCCCGGATCGGGCACGCCGAGCGGCGGCGGTGGGGGCGGACGCACCCCGACGAAGACCGGCAATTTCGGTGGCACGCGCGAAGAACGCACGGCCGCCATCGCAGCCAAATTCCCCGAACTCGCGCAGCAGACCTGACCACGGCCTGCGCTCCAATATAGGTACCCGCCATGCTCTCGCAGATGCAGGTTTTCAATCAGTTCATCATGCCGGCGACGATCGAGTCGCTGGCGCAGATGGTCGACAAGTTCAACCAGGCCAGCAATGGCGCGATCCGTCTGACCACGGAAGGCTTTACCGGTGACTTCCTGCAGGAATCGTTCTTCGCCGCGATTCATGGCGCGCAGCGTCGCGTCGATCGGTACGCCGCGCAGGGTGCCGCTGCCGCAACCGATCTGACGCAGATCAAGCAGTCGAGCGTGAAGGTTGCCGGCGGCTTCGGTCCGATTCGCTTCGAGCCGTCGCAGCTCACCTGGCTCAACAAGCCGACTGCCGAAGGCATCGAGGTTGCGTCGCGCAACTTCGCCGAGGCGCTGCTCGCGGATCAGTTGAACACCGCGATCCTTGCTCTGCGCGCCGCGATCGCGAATCAGCCGACCGCGACCAACGACGTGTCGGCCACCGCCGGCGTCACGTACGCGGGCATGAACGCTGCTCACGCCAAGTTCGGCGACCGCAGCGGCAATATCGTCGCGAGCGTGATGACGGGCGCGGTGTTCCATCGCCTGATCGGCCAGAACCTCACCAACGCGGCCGGCCTGTTCTCGGCGCAGAACGTCCGCGTGGTCGACATCCTCGGTCGGGCCATCATCGTGACCGATGCGCCAGCCCTGTTTGTGACCGGCACTCCGAACAAGGACTACGTGCTCGGCCTCGCCGAGGGTGCCGCACTCGTGCACGACGCCGGGGACGTGATTTCCAACGTGCAGACCGTCAACGGTCAGACCCGCATCGAAACGACGATGCAGGTCGATTACACGTTCGGCCTGGGCCTCAAGGGCTACACCTGGGACGAAGCCAACGGCGGCAAGTCGCCGTCCAACGCGGCCCTCGGCACCGGCACGAACTGGGACAAGACCGCGACCGACATCAAGAACACCGCGGGCGTTGTCCTGATCGGCGACCCGGCGAAGTAACGGCGATCGCTTCGGGGCGGCCAAGAGCCGCCCCGCCTTATCGCGCACGCCCCATCCAATGTTGGCACGAGGTATCCCATGAAGATCATTTACGAAAAGCATCCGGTCACGCCGGAGCGCAAGAAAGAACTGCGCGAGCAGGGCTACACGATCGTCGACGAGGTGTATCGCCCCGAAGGCGCGCCGAAGAAGGTCACGGCGCCCGATGGCGAGAGTCCGAAGCCGTCCGAGGGCCTGACCGTCGCGCAGCTCAAGAAGGCGCTCGGCGCGAAGGACATCGCCTTCGATCCGAAGGCCTCGCGCGAAGACCTCGCCGCGCTGCTCGACGGCAGCGCCGAGTAAGCGATGCCGCTCGTCGTCGAAGATGGCACCGGCTTGTCCGACGCGGAGGCTTACGTCTCCGTGGCGGACGCCGATGCGTATCACGCCCAGTTCGGCAACGCGAACTGGGCGGCGGCGACGCTCGCGTCAAAGGAATCTGCGCTGCGCCGTGCCGCGCAGTACATCGACACCCAGTACCGATTCCGCGGCGATCCGCTGAACGACACCCAGGCGCTTGCATGGCCGCGCAGCACGCGTCCCTGGCCGGTGCGTGCGGTCATCAGCGCGTCTTGCGAATTGGCGCTCCCTGCCCTCGATGGCCCGTTGTACCTCGACCAGGCCGGCCCCGCCATCGTCAGCGAAACCGTTGGCCCGATTTCGACCACGTACGCCGTGGACCGCCGCGGCGGTCAGCCGCGCTACGCCGCCGCGGACGCTCTGTTGGAATCGTTGACCGGCGGCGGCCGCCTGTCCATGCGCATCGAGCGTGCATCGTGAGCGAATTCAGCTACGACCGCGCTCGCGGCTCGGTCGACCGCGCATGCGCGCGCTACGGCCGCAGGGTCACGATCTTTCGAACCCCCGCCGTCGGCGTGGTGCAGCCGCGGAATGTCCAGCTACTCGAAGTGGGCCGCGTCAAGCATGTGCTGGACGGCTCCGCGCTCGAAATCGGCGACATCAAATTCTTGGCGCCATCGACCAGCGACATGCAGGCCGGCGATCGCTTCGACGACGTCGACGGGCAGTCGCGCGTGATCGTCGATCCGGTCACCCCGATTCGTCCCGGCGCAGTCGTGGTCGGTTACGAATGCTACGCGAGGAACGGCTGATGACCGGCGCCGTTCAATTCGACATCGACGACTCGCGTGTGCTGGCCGTGCTTGCACGCCTCGGCACTCCCGAGGCCGTGGCGAAGCGCGCCGAGCGCGACGCCGCCGACTCGGTCGCGCAGAACATCCGTACCACGTTCCGTGACGAAACGGACCCGTTCGGCCATCCGTGGGCGCCATTGAAGAAAGCAACGCTCAAGCGCCGGGTGAAGCGAGAAAACGATTCGACCCAAATTCTGATCGACACGACGGCCATGTACGCCAGCCTTGAAGTCGTTCAGACCGAAGCGGGCGCTACGGTGTCGATCGGCAACGGATTGCCGGATCCACGCGCGCCGGCCAATCAATTCGGCAACGGCCGCGCGGTCGCCCGCCCCTTCTTCCCGATCCACGAGGACGGGCAGGCCGAGCTTCCTGGCGCGTGGGCGCAGGAAGCGCTGCTCCCGATCGAGCGCGCCTTGCAGTCGTTCCTCGGCGAGACCTCGGCATGAACGGCCGCCTCTCGCTTCGTGAGTGCAAGGAACACCTGATCGCGCAGCTCAGCGACGACACGGTGCGCGTCGGCACGACGAAGGAACGCAACTACACCGCAGACCTGATGAGGGTCTGGCCGGCCGTGTGGGTCGGCGCACAACGAGCATTTCGCCTCGACAACGGCGACGGCTATTCCGGCCAGTACCGCCAGACCATGCGCATCGAAATCGCGTTGCGCGTCGTGATGCCTCGCTTCGTAGACGGCGAGACCGACGCCGAGGATCGCGAGACAGACCTCTGCGACCGCGTGTCCGCAGCAATGCTGACGTGGGCGCCCGCCGGCGCCGATCAGGGGTTCGCCTGGGTCTCGAGCGGCGACGGTCCCGCGGCCGAAAGCGTGCTCGTCGTCGACATGGTGTTTTTCACCGAAGTCACCTACGCGAGGAACACGTGATGAAAGAGACACCCGCGCCGTTCACGCCGACGGCCCACGGACCGTGGCGCGTGATCGACGGCAAGTGCGTCCTCGACGTGGACGCTGCAGAGCAAGCGCCGGCGGATGCCAGCGAAACCGCAACCGACCCCGCGCCGCGGCCGAAGCGCCAGCGCAAGCAGAACGAGGAATAAGCAATGGCTCAGCCCGCACTCGACAAATTCAAGCGCCGCGGCGTCGCGATCAAGATCGAGACGAACGAAGGCGTGGACGCCACCCCGGCCGCTGCGACGAACGGCGTCCTGCTGTTCGACGGCACCAGCGGCACCGAGTTCGACAAGGTCGAACGGCCGACCGATACGCCCTACTTCACGAACACGCCCTTTCTGGTCGGCAACAAGCGCGCCTTTATCGAGGGCGACTTCGAGCTGTATCCGCCGCTGACGCCCGGCGCCGCGGCGACGTCCAGCTGCGACAACGAGGTGCTGTTGCTCCCGGCCGGCATGACCGTCGTCAAGGACGCTGTGGCGAAGACGACGCGCTACAACCCGATCAGCGTCGGTATCAAGACGGCTTCGGCGTACGGCTGGAACGTCGACATCAAGAAAAAGATCCTCGGCGCTCGCAACAACATCACCGGTCTGTCGATGGCGATCGGCGATCGCTTCAAGGGCAAGACGCGCATTCAAGGCACCTACGACACGGTCACCAACGAGAACCTTCCGGCGATCGTCGTGCCGAGCGTCGTCCCGGCCATTCTGACGTCGAAGAATGGCACCTCGAAGATCGTTTCCGTGAATGGCGCGACGGTCAACCTGCTCGTGTGGGCGAAGAACCTCGGCATCGACTTCGGCAACAAACTTGTGACGAAGGAATACACGTCGCTCAAGGTCAATGCCGTCGACGATCGCTTGGCCTCGTTTACGTATCGCATCGCTCGAACCTCGCTCGCCGATTTCAATCCTTGGGCGGTGCGCGATGCCGGCCAGATCATCACGGCCAACATCCGCCAGCTCGACAGCAACCTCCTGTATTCCGAACTCGGCTTCCGCGGCCAGATCGAGAACATCAACGAGGTCGATATCGACGGCGATGCCGGTTGGGAGCTGACCGGCCCGTGCATCGCCTCGTCCGCTGGCGGCGACGAGTTCTACATCGAGTTTGGCGACACCAACCCGTAACGACACGACGCGTCACGAACACGCGCGCCGGTGCGAGCCGGCGCGCCTTAACTCAGGAGTATTCGATGAGCACGCCCGCAACTTTCGTTTTCAAACCCGTAGCGACTTTCCCGCTCAAGCTCGAATTGGATTGCCCGGTCGGCAAAGGCTATTTCACCCTCGACTGCAAGGTGCGCCCGAAAAAGGAAATCACCGCACTGCGCGAAAAAAACCTCGAGGATCGAGAGTATTTCGACGAACTCGTCACTGCCGTTCACGGCTGCCCGGATGGCCTGGAAGGTGAAGCCGCCACGGCATGGTTCTGCGAAGGCCCCGTGTCGATGTGGGCGCTCGCCGGCTTCGTCGACGCGTACTTCGAGCAGTACGGGGATGCCCGCCGCCGAAACGGATTGAAGTTGCGCGGGCGCTGATCGGGAAGCCCTCGGAAACGGATGCGGATCAACCGACAGAACCCATCCGCGGCGAGCCGATCACGATCGCCGCGGATGGCACCGAAACATCAGACGTCGCTGACGAGGAAATAAGCGACGCGCCTCGTTACATCGTGATCGACGTCCTCGACCAGAACCTACGCACCGCCGAAGTGTTCTTGCGGTGCCAACCGCAGATCGCCGTGGGTATGGGGGTGTTCTGGCAAGGCGTCACCGCAAGGGAAATCGAAGCGGCGTGCCACCTCATGCACGTGCCGTACGAGGAAGAGCCGGACGTGCTCGATGGGGTGCAACACATGGCGCAAGTCGTAGCGGCCGTAATGAACGATAAGGACGGAAAATAGTGGCCGCAGGCGACAATCGAACCGTTACGTTTGCGCTGAAGCTCGACGCGTCCGGCATGAAGTCGGGCGCGTCCGAAGGCGTGGCGGCGATCAAGCAAGTTGGCGACGCCGCTGCCGCCGCCGGCAAGACGGCGAGCGATGGACTCGACAAAGCTACCGAGTCGGTCAATGCGTTCGGCGAGAGCCAAGAGCAAGCCGCGGGCCGCATCAAGGCAATGGTCGCAGCGTCCGTCGCCGCTGCCGATGCGACGCGTAACCTCGGCGAAAACTCGAAGACCCTGGCCGAACGCAGCGGCCTTAGCGCCGACGCGGCCGCCGCGCTCAACAAGCAACTTGACCTCAGCGCAGCATCCGCGGGTCGCGTACGTGAGCGCGCAGACGCCCTCAGCGCGTCGCAGGGCCGACTCGCGCAACAGGCAGTTGCCGCCACTCGTTCAACGAAGGATGAAGGCGACGAGTTGAACAAGCTGCTCGGCCGGATCAACCCCGCCGTGGCGAAGCTTGGCGAACTCGACGCGATGCAGTCGCAGCTCGCCAAGGCCAAGTCGAAAGGTCTGATCGACGACGAAGGATTCGCCGACTACACCGCGAAGATCAACGCGTCGCGCGCAGCACTGACTGGCGCCGGCGAGGCTGCATCGCACCTGTCGTTCAACAGCGCCGCCGCCAAGCGCGAAATCGGCGTGCTCGCTGCGGAAATGTCGCGCGGCGACTTCACCAAGTTTCAAGGCTCGCTGCTGACCCTCGCAAACCGAACGGGGCTGCTCGCGACGGCGTTCTCGCCGCTCGGCGTCGCGATCGGCATCGTCGCCGCCATCATGGCCGTGGTCATCGGTACGTTCGTCTCGGGCGAGCGTGAGGCGGCAGCGTTCAACAAAGCGCTCATCGCTACTGGCAACTACGCCGGCCAGTCGGTCGGCTCGCTGCGCGACCAGGCCAGCGCAATCGGCGCGGCCACTGGCGAGTACGGCGAGGCCACAGAGGCGATCACGAAGCTCGCCGCATCGGGGAAGCTTTCGGGAAGCGCGTTCGAACTGGCAGCCAACGGCGCCGTTTCCCTGGCCGCGGTGACGGGCGAGTCCGTCAGCAAGGCGGTCGACGAATTAGACAAGCTCGCGAAAGACCCTCTCGACGGCGTGGAGAAGCTAAACGAGCAATACCACTTCCTGACCGGCGCGATTTACGACCAGATCAAAGCGCTGCAGGACGAGGGGGATACGCAGGGCGCCACTACTCTCGCAGTCAAGACGCTCGCCGACACGATGGAGAGTCGCCGCCAAGCGATGGTCGACAGCGCCGGCATCGTGGAAAAAGCATGGCGCGGCGTTAAGGACGCCATCGGCGGTGCAATCGACAACCTAAAGCAAGTGGGCCGCACCGACCTGCAGGGTCAACTCGCGAGCGCATACACCGATCAGTTCGACATCGCAGAGCGGAAGAAAAGCCTTAGCGCCGGCGGCGTGACGGGCTTCCTAGCCAACTTCGATCCGACGTACGCCGACAAACTTGCGAAGGAAGAGGCGGCCAACAGTGCGCTCATCAAGTCGCTGCAGGATCGCGCGGCTGCGCAACAGAAAGTCGACGATGATGCGCGCAAGCAACACGCGCTCGCTGACGCTGAGGTCGAGGCGCAAAAAGCCATCGACGCCTCGTCGCTCGCGCTCGACAAGCAGGCGCAGAAAGCGAAGGCGATCCAAGAACTAAACAATCGCTTCACTGCGCTGTTCAACGGGCCCAACGCCGGCGATAACCCTCGTCTTGCCGACGTGCAGAAAACCGATACCGGGTTCTCCGGCGGCGAGTACGACAAGCAGCTCGCGGAAATCAACGAAAAGTATGGAGACCACGGGAAGGCCGCTCGCGATGCCGCGAAGGCCGACCGAGAAGCGGCCGCCGCCGCGGCTCAGTTGGCGGCCGCCGACAAGTCGTTGAACGACATGCTGCTGACGCTCGGCGGCGGCATGAGCGCGACCGACAAGGCGCAGGCGGATTTTCAGAAAGGGATGGGCGACCTTCAGCAAAAGGCGTACGCCCTCGCCATCGCCGGCGGCGACATCACGGACATTCTGGCGAAGTGGCAGAAAGGCGAGGATCTGCTGCGCGACAACCTGGCGCACACGAACGACGAGATTGCGAAGCGGAACAAGCTCCAAACCGGCAACGACGCATTGGCCGCGCAGCTCGGCGCACAGCGCGACAAGCTTATGGGGCTCACCGCCGCACAGGTCGCGTACGACAGGGGCGTAGTGCAGGCGAACAAAGACGCGCAGGACTCGATTGATAAAGGCCGGTCCCAGCAGGACGTTGCCGATGGACTTGCTACTCGGCTGCAACAACTGGCCGATATTCGCGACAACGCTCCAGTCATCAGTCTCGTCGAGCAGTTCGGCTCTAAATCCGAATTCGATCAGCTTCTCGAAAACCTCGACAAGGTGAAGGCGAAGCTGGCCGATACGTGGAATCCTGCCGAACTGCTCGTGCTCAATCGCACGCTCGACGCCACGAGGCAGAAAATCGTGGTGAACATCGTCGACAGCGCTCAGACAGGCCTCCGCAGCCTTCAGTCGATGACAAAGGACGGCTCGAAGGCGTTCCAGGCATTTCAAGTCGCTATCGATGCGCTCTCGGTCGCGCAGGCAATCAGCGCGGTGCTGAATCAGGGCCAGGGCGACCCGTACACCGCCTTCGCGCGCATGGCGGCCATGGCGGCCGCGGTCGCCGCGCTCGGCGTTGACATCGGCGGGTTCGGCGGTGGCGGCGGTCCATCTTCGGACTCGGCTGAGGTGCGGCAGAAAGTTCAGGGCACCGGCTCCGTGCTCGGTGATACCGCAGCGCAGAGCGAGAGCATCGCCAAGGCGATCGACATCACCGCGAACGCGACGACGCAGCTCGTCGGCCTCAATCGGGGGATGCTCACTGCGCTGCAGGCGTTGCAGAACGCGCTCGGTGCGGCCGGTAACCAGCTCGCACGCGGCGCCGGCGACGCTCAGTTCGCCGGCGCGAGCGACGGATTCAACATCGGCGATCCGTTCGGTAAGGATCCGCTTGGCGGAGCGATCGGCAACCTGCTGTTCGGCGGCAAGCAAAAGGTCATCGACCAGGGCATCGTCATCGCCGGCGGCGCTCTGAACGACATGCTCAATCAGGTCATGGTCGGTGCGTACGAAACGATCAAGACCAGCGGCGGCTTGTTCGGCGGCGGCGGGACAGATGACCAGCTCGTCGATATATCGGACGAATTCGGCAAACAATTCCAGCTCGTCATCAAGTCGATTGCCGACACGGTGCGGCAGGGCGCGCTCGCGCTCGGTCTGTTGCCGGCGGACATCGACGCCGCGATGGCAAAGTTTCAGGTCGAGGAACAGCGGATCAGCCTGCAGGGACTTTCGGCAGAGGATCAGCAAAAGGCGCTGGAGGCCGTTTTTTCGAAGCTGTTCGATGGGTTGGCGGGCGCGATCGTGCCTTTCATCGGTCAGTTCCAACAAGTGGGCGAAGGATTAGGCGAAACGCTGGTGCGTGTCGCGACCGAGGTGCAGGTATCGCAGGAGGCGTTCAAGCGGCTCGGTATCACCGTCAATGAAACGGACCCCGAGAAATTCGCGCAGATCGCTGACGGCCTCGTCCAAGCCGCCGGCGGACTCGACGCATTCATCTCGAGCATGCAGTCGTTCGTCGACAAGTTCGCGCCCGACAGTGCCAAGTTCCAGTACGAGACCGACGCGCTCAATTCGGGTCTGTCGCAAGTCGGCCTTACGCTGCCGACCACGCGCGATGGCATGTATGCGCTGATGAACTCGCTCGACGCCACGACGGAGGCGGGCCGCGCACAGATCGCTACGCTGCTTCGCCTGACCGACACGTCGGACGCCTATTACAACGACCTTGAAAAGCGCGCGACGTCCCTTGCGAGCTACGGTGACTTCATCGGAGACCTCGCGAATCAATCCGGCAAGCTCAGCGCGTTTGCGACGGCGCGCCTGCAGATTGAGCAGTGGGAACGCGACACGGTCAAGCAAGCCAACGCGCTGGCGAAGGCGGCGGGCCTGCAGGGCGCCAGCGAGCAAGACCTGACGCTGATCCATCAGGTGGCGGCGAAAGAGATTTCCGACGCGATCGCGGAGCTGCAGTCGTCGACACAGGACCTGGTCGACAAGCTGTACCACAACGGGCAAAGCATCGGCGATTCCGCGAACGGCGGCACAGCCGCGCTGCATGGCTTCGGCTCGGCGATCACGTCGGTTGCGGAGTCGGCATCCGCGGCCGTGCAGCTCTTGCTTGGCGACCTCAGCCCGCTCAACGACAACCAGAAGCTCCAGTACGCCCTGCAGAAGTTCGACCAGGGGATGGTCTCCAAGCAGGACGTGCTGACCATCGGCCAGCGCCTCTACGGTTCGTCGCAGCAATATGTCGACCTCTTCAATTCGCTCGCAAACCGCCGCGACAACAACGTCGGCGGAGCGGCAGGCGGCGGTAGCGGCTCCCTCGCCGGCTCTGCGCAGTCGGCACAGCAATCGGCAGCACAGCGAACCGCCGACGCGCAGACGATCGCGCAGAACGTCGCGTCGCTGGCAAACGCGCAGCACGAGAGCTTCCAGCAGGTGGCCGACTCGCTGCACCTCAGCTTGAAGGATTTGGCGAAAGACCTCGGCCTATCGGGTGCCGACCTCGACAAGTACCTGCAAAACTCCGTGGACATGGAAAACGCGATCCCGGATTCCCTCGACGGGAATTTCAATCGCCTTATCGCCGCGCTTTACGATATCGCCGGGTTGCCTGCTCCCGTGCAACCGATTTCGAATACGGATCCACGCTCGCGCGACGGCGTCGTGCCGAATGTGCCGGGCGACAGCGACACGTCTAACCTTGTCTTCCTCCCGCACGGGCATTCCGGCCACGCCATGCCGACGTACGCGACGCCGGGCCAGACGGCAGGCGCAGCGATCGCGAACGGCCCCTCGGTGCAGTTGCTGGCCGACGTACGCGATCGCCTCGATCAGATCCTTGCGGTAGCGCGCGAAGGCAACGAAGACATCGTGCGTGAGGTGCGCAACGTCGTGACCGAGACGTCCGACCTTGGCCGCTCGCTCGAGCGCGGTGTCGTCGAATCGGCCGCCGGCCGCCCGCGGAGTGGTCGCTGATGGCGGCGAAGCGGCAGCAAGTCCTTGGCACCGCCATCACGACGGCGAAGGTTGCCACGCTGCTCACACTCGGCGCGAACCTGCCTTTCTGCGTTCGCGGCCACGCATACACCGGCAATGTGTGGGGCGTCGGTGGCGCAAGCGGGTATTCGTTCGCAAAGACGTCAGGGCCGGCGTGGGTCGTCGTCGATCCCGGCACCGGCGCAGTCACCGGCAACTGCCCGGCCAGCCAAGCATCGTTCGACCTCGGTATCACGGTGACCGACGCGCTGCTGAACACCTTCCCCGGCATGTATCACATCGTCACCGGCTACACGATCGAGCCGCCTGGTGGCTGGTCGACGTCGAAGACCGGTACCGTGCCCGCGGTGCAGGGTCAGCCGTATCAGTTCGACGTGTCGTCGCTGCTGCAGAACCTCGCCCTGCCGGCGACGTACTCAATCACCAGCGGTACCGCGCCGGCCGGCATTGCATTCCCTGCATCGACGAACCCGGTATTGACGGCAGCCAACGTCACAGGCGTGACGCAGACGTTCACCGTGCACGTCGTCGATGCGAATGGATCGGAGACCTTCATTCCGCTGACGATCAATGTCGGTCCCGCGCTCTCACTGTCTGTCAGCTTGCCGATGGCGATCATTGGACAGCCGTACTACGCAAAGTTGAGCGGCGCCGGCGGCGCGGACGGCTATACGTATACGGTCCGATCAATCGGCGCACAGCTTCCGGCTTGGGTGAAATTCAACAAGTCCACCGGCGAACTCACCGGCGTCCCTACCGCGCTGACGTCGACGAGCGGTGTTTCGGCCTGCATCTTTCAGGTCACCGACTCTTCGGGCGCCACGGCAAACGCGAGCGCAAAGCTTGTGGTCGGCAGCGCGGCCGCGCCGGCACCAGCGGGGCGCGTATTCGCCACCGCGGGCGATGGCTCGCCGGTCGCCTACGACTCGCTCGCCACGGTCCTTGGTGATGGCGGCGACGGCGACCTTGTATTCGATGGCGCGACGAATCCGCTACCGTCGAAGGTCACGTTCAGCGGCGGCGTCTATACGGCGCGCGATCACATCTACGCCAACAGTTTGAAGCTGACCGGCACCTGCAACCTGCAGATGTCGATTTACAACATGCGGGTACGGAACGACATGGACATCACGTCGTGCCTCCCGCATGCGATCAACTGGGATGCCACGACGGCGCCTTCCTGGGGGTTCGCTGGAATCGCCGGCGCAACCGGGTTGCCATCGGGAGGCAACACAGCGTTATCGGGAGCGCTGCGTGTCGCGCTTTCGGGCGGGAATGGCGGCTACAACCAGCTTTTCGGTCGCGGCGGCGCTGGCAGCGCTTCTGCAACGCTCGGCGGCCAGTCCAGCGCTCCCATGATCGGATCGCCGATCTTCGCGCTGCCGCGCATGCCGCAGGAAGAATTCACCTACGTCGACATGAGCGCCGGCGCGACGCCGGACCTATGGTTGATCAAGCCGCTGCCAGGTGGCGACGGCGGCGGCGGCGGCGGCGGCGGCGCAGGCAATGGCACAAACCCCGGCGGCCTCGGCGGTACGGGCGGCCGAGGCGGCGGGCGTGGGTCGCTGTATACGCGGTCGCTGACGACAAGCGCGTTGACACCTGCGAAGGCAATTTCCGCGACCGGTGGCAACGCAACGGCTGGCTCAGCGCCGGCGACCGGCTTGAACTGCGGCGGCGGCGGTGGCGGGTTCGGCGGCGGCGGTGGCGGGCTTCGCGTGTTCTTCCTGCTGCGTAACGGTCCCGTTGTCCCGAACCTACTGGACGCGAGCGGCGGCGATGGTGCTGCCGGCGGCGCACGATCTGCTGGTGCGCAATCCACGGTCGGCGGCGGCGGCATGGGCGGATGGGGCGGCCAGATTCTCGCCGTCGACATGCTGCAAGGCATCGCGCTGTACATGAAGGGC